GGCGAGCTTTACAAGGGCGCCATGACGTACCGCGGCGTGCCGATCCTTTTCGACAAGGTCGCGGACCCGAACACCGTTTGGTACTCCCACGATGACGCCTTCTCCTGGTACGCAGCCCCCGGCTTCAACATGGACGTCTCTGCCATGCGCCCCGTGGGCAATCAGCCGTACGTCGACTATTGCGTCATCACGCTTTTCCATCAGTGGGTCTGTGATCGCCGGAATCAACTCGGCAAGATCACGGGCTGGTCTCGGTAAAGGAGGATGACGCCATGCCTATGATCAAAATTCTCGACGGCATCCACGTTTCTCCTTTCAACCCGTTCGCCGGCGAGGGCGAGAACGACCTGTTCTCCTCGTACGCGCCCGCGACAAACGATCGTCTCACCCGCGCCGGCATATCGCCAGGCGACTTCTTCCGCTATCGCGAGGGCGTGTTCGGGCTTTTCTACAACCGCTCCGGCTCGTCAACCGCCGTCGGCAACTCGGTCTGTTCGTTCCAAGCTGCTGCTGCGCGTGTGGCGACCATCACCTCGGCGACGGCCGCGGTCATCACCTGCTCGGGGGCGGCTTTCGACGTCCCGGATTCGTCCGGAGCTCCTGGCTTGATCGGCAAGCTGGTCTTCATCAAGACCGGCACCGGCACCGGTCAGGTGCGGCGCATTCTCGACAACACGGCGACAACGATCACCGTCGCCAAGTACATGCCGTCCATTCAGCTATCGGCGACTGATTCCTCGAATCCGAACGCGCTGACCACCGTTCCTGTCAACGGCGACACGCTGATCGTCGTCGGCTTCGACGAGGTCAAGAAGACGACGGCTGTCACGGACGCCGTGCTCGGGGTGGCGATGGCGATCACGACCGACGGCTCGCTCGGCATCTTCCAGGTCGGCGGCCCGGCCATGGCGCTCGTTGTCGGGTCAACCGACGCGACTACCGTGCTCGGTCCTGTCGTTCCGTCGGCGACCGCTGGCACTCTTAAGGGCCCCACTGCGGCCGGCGAGACTGCGGCAGAAGCGCGACTCGCGTGCGGCATTTCGTTCGATGCCTACGCTGGTGCGGCGGCTCTTCGTCTCATCTTCCTGACGGGCACGAAGTTCATCGGAGCTTGCGCCCCGCCGCTGGGCGTGCTGTAATCTCTTCCGTCTTGTGACGGTTCTTTTGGCCATGTCGGGGGCTGGCGAAAATTCTGGCCCCCGACGCCGACCGGAAGAACGGCACAGCGAAGGAGATTGACAATGACACCAAGCATCGGAAGAATCGTCCACTACACCCTCTCGCCGGATGACGTTCGCCGGATCAACGACAACCGATTGAAGCTCGGCTCCGTCGGCAGGAACCGCGTCGATATCGGCGAGGTCTATCCAGCCATCATCGTCCGCGTCTGGCCTGACGAACACGGCCCCGGTATCCCCGGCATCAACGCGCAGGCATTCCTCGACGGCGACGACACCCACTGGATTCTTTCGGCGAAGGAAGGGACCGAAGGCGGGCAGTGGCAGTGGCCCCCGAGGGTCGAGTAGATGTCCGCCACTGAACAGGAAGCCCGTGTCAGCGTCATCGGCCAATCTGGAGTTCCAATCTTCACATTTCATGGAGGTCGCGCCAGCCTGTTGATCGGCATCGCGGCATCGTTCACGGAAGATGAGCTGGAGGCCGCAAAGAACGAGCAGGACGCCTTCCTTCTCTGCGAGAAGAAGCGCGAGCAGATGCGCAAAACGCTCGATCAAACAACGCGCGATCTCTTCCGGCACCTCGACGAAGCGCGCGCCGTGATTCCGCCTTCGATCAAGGTTTCGTTCCCGCCGCTGGCGATGGAGGGTTTCACCAAATGAGCGCCTACGCCCCCGATCCAGCCGCCGACACCAACACGAATTTCATCTCGGCGGATGACGACACGCGCGAGCTGACTGCGCAGGACGTTCTTCCTGCGCTCTTCGAAGCTGGCGTGGTCACCTTCAATCAGGAAGACACCGCCGCGAGCGCGTGGGAGAAGGAGAACCACCGCGCGATCCTCCGTTCGTGGGAGGTCGGGCTCAAGAGCAGACCGGCCTACAACGAGCGGCGAACTCGTTACAACAAGACTCGCGGGCCGAAGCCGGTCTCGAAGCTGTCGATGGACCCCGCAATCGCCGAGGAAGAGATCGACCGCCTGATGCGCGGCAACCCGGCGGAGAACGCCGATCGCATCAACACCCTCCGCGTCGACGTGCTCGGTCTCGACCCGATCGACTTCACGCCGCCGAAGCAGACGCCCTTCGAGGTCGCGCCTCTCACCGCCGAGCAACTCCGCCGCAACAACTTCCTCGCTCTCTCGCACGCGAAACAGATGGTCGAGATCGAGAAGATGGAAGACATCGACTTCCTGAACTGGATCTTCGGAAACAAGTCCATCAAGGTCATGCCGCTGGCGAAGAAGACGGCGCAGGATCGGATCAAGTTGCTGGAGAAGGCGGCGAAGTGAGCGCGATCATCAATCCAGTCGTCGAGATTTGCGAACATCGCGAGTTCGACGCTGGCGTTGACGTGAACAGGCTGACCGACGACGTCGGAAAACTTACCGGTTTCATGGCTCACATTCGCGTGCGTTGCCGCGGCTGCGGCGTCATGATGAAGTTCCTCGGCCTTCCGATCGGTTGCCACCTCGACGGCGCGACGGTTTCGGTCGGCGCTGAGGAGTTGCGAGCCGCGATTGCGCCGCACCTCGATTGGATCGCTCCCGGCAAGGCGCCTGAGTTCAGAGGTTTCGTCGCACGTCAGGCGCCGGTCGTTGATGTGCCGGTGAGTGGCGAGATCATCAAAGCGAGCCACTGATGCCGCAGACCGCAGGAGACATCGTCCGGTTCGTGATGAGCCGCCTGCCCGGCCTTCAAGAGCTGGAGGCGATGACGCTCTACTCCTCGGCCCTGCGCTGGCTCTACAACAAGCACGAGTGGCTCTTCCTGCTCCGCAACGACATCGTCACCACCGAAGCGCCGTACAGCGCCAACACGTTGACCGCGACCACCGGCAGCGCCGCACTCGTCGGCGATTCGACACTTTGGGATCCGACGTGGGTCAGCCGGAAGATCGTCATCCAGGGCATCGCGACACCCTTCGACGTCGTCGTGACCGGCGCGACCACGGCGACTCTCCAGGCAAACGGCGCGAACGTGAACTGGCCTGGCGCGACTAACTCCGGCCTCAGCTACCGGATCTACCGCGACGTCTACACCCTCGCCGCGAACTTCGATTGGGGACGCTCGTTCTTTTGGTGGGACCCCTCGCAGACCTTCGAGCTCCCGATGATCGACGTGACCCTCATGCTCCGCGAGAAGGCGATCATCCCCGGCAACCTCGGGCAACCGATGGCAGTCTGCCGCGCGCCGCTCCAGCAGGCTACACCTACGACGGTCCCGGCCGCGGCAGTCGAGTTTGGCCCATACGTCCCTGACGCCGTTCGTTCGTACAACCTCTGGGGCTTCCCGATCCCCGCGATCACTACCGCCGACAATCAGTATCCCTTGTGGCCCGTCGGATCGGAGGATCTCATCGGCAAGCGGATGCAGATCGAATACGGCGACAACCCACGGCACCGGATGGCTCCCTCCGCGAACTTCATGAATGAGTACCTGATGGCGGTCTGGGATCTCTTCAAGCGGAACGACGGTGGGGCCGAGATCCAGCGGATTCGCCAGCGCTACAACGGCGGCGGAATGCGCAGGCCGTACCTCTACCCGAATGGGCGCGTGCTGCCGGATGTGTCGGGGTGGCCGAATTCGGGCTAAACTGCGCGGCATGGAAAACAAAAAGCCTCCGATCGAATCAGAGCCGGAGCCGTCCTGGTCAGGGTTGATCTACACGAAGGAATGGTGGTCCCTGCCGATCGAAGAGGCAGTCCGGCTCGAAAATAGGGCACTCGCAAAACTCCTTGATGAACCGGAGAAGTATTCATGGGCCTGACCGGCCAAGCCCTCATCGACAACCTCTCTGCCCGTCTCGGCTACGGCGCGACACCATCTGCCGCTCAGCGCGCGGCCGCGCTCGCCCTTCTGCAGGCCGCCGAATCGTGGATCGCTCAGCAGGGATCGCTCAAGTACCTCGAACGAGACACGACCCTGACGCTGACGCCCGGCCTCGACTTCATCGACATGCCGGCGTGGGTGGACTTCGGAAAGACGATGTCGCTCGCGCTGCCGGACGGGAACGGCGAGTTGAAGATCCTTCCCGCCGACCAGTTCCGCCGCGACACGAAGTACACGTACGGCGCATGGAACCTGACCTCGCCGAAGAGCTGCCACGTCGCCCGCGACACGACCGGCGCGACGATCCGTTTCATCTTCGACCGATCGAACGCGACGGGCGGGAACCTCGTCTATCCCTTCTCGGCGCAGCAGCTCCCGAACACGCTCTCGGATAGCGCGGCGGCCGGAACCGGATCGTCCCTCCCGGGCGACTACGACATCTCGCTCCTCTTGAAGCGCGCCGAGTTCGAGGGCAAGCGCGAGACCCGCAGCCTCGTGTCGCAGAAAGAGTTCGACGACCTCGACGCGCAGATGGGTCGCTTCTTCGATCAGTACCGCTCATCGAAAGAGCAGCCGAAGCCGGACAGCGAGCAACTGGCGCGGAAGAAGAGCGAGATGATTCGGGAGGGGACGTGAAGGAAGAGCGCCACCTCATCGCGATGGTTCCGAAGGGATACCGACCGATCCACGAAGACAGCATTGCATCCCTTCGGGCATTGATAGCGAAAGCCGAGAAGGGCGAAGTAACGGCCTTCGTGTTCGCCGCGTGCGAGCCCGGCTTCAGCTATTGGCTCTCGCGAACTGCCACTACGAGGCAAGACCGAACGAACCTCATTGGACAGCTTCAAATGTTGATACGCGATCTATTGAACGATGAAGATGTGGCTCTTCATCGCGGTGAATAGATGCCAACCGCCAGCAACGCAGCCAGCGCCGATTTCGAGGGCAACCGGGGCCTTTTCACTAATCAACAGGCGCACACCTCCGATCCCTCCGCGTTCCTGATCTACACCGACATCATCAACACGCAGGACGGGAGGCGGCGCAAGCGCCCCGGAATCGGCACTCCGATTCAGAACGTCGCCGCCGGAGGAGTCGTCGGGCCCGGCCAGATGCACGAATACACGCGGGTCTCGCCGACGACCGGGGCCATCACCTACTACCAGTTCCGCGCGTGGGGCTCGGTCATTGAGCGATGGAACAGCGGCGCGGGGACTTGGGACACCTGCGCCCTCGGAGCTGTGGCCTTCACCGGCACGGCCTGGCAATTCGTCAACTTTCGCAACCGGTGCTACGCGATCAACGGCGTGGACGGGATCTTCTACTTCGACGGAACGACTGGTCCGGACGGGCGGGAGTGGTACGTGGTCGGGATCGCGACACCGAGCATCTCGGCCGGCTACTCGCTGAGCGCCGTCGACGCCCCCTACATCACCGGCACCGTGAGCGTCACGAAGGGCGGAACGACGGTCACCGGATCCGGCGCGACGACATGGGTCACCAGCGGGGCGTGGGTCGGGAAGACAATGACGATCGGCGGAGTGGCCTACACGATCGCCGTCGTCACTGTGGCTTCGCCGGGCGTCCTGACCATCGTCGAGCCCTACCGCGGCGACACCCTGGCCGGAGTGCTCTACACGATCTTTCCCGGGTTGATGGATTGGTCCGAGCCGCCGCGCTACGCCTACAGCTACTACAACACGGCCACGGGCCACAGCTCGAACGTCTCGCCGGCCGTGCAGATCACGGAGAAGGATGTCATCGGCCGCACGGTCAGGATCACCGGCATCCCCTACTCGCCAGTCGACTTCAACAACGGCTACGACAAGATCCAGATATGGCGCTCGGCGAAAGACGGGACGGCAATGGTCGACATCCTTCCATCGCAGGGCGGACAGATCAACAACTCCGCCGGCGCCGGCACGACCGCCTTCACCGAGACCGCCAACACCTTCAGCGATATCGACCTCGGCCAGGAGTCGGCGCCGATCGTCTCGAACAGGAAGCCGCTGAATGGGACGGACTCCGCGCCGATCGCGGCTTCATCGATCGCAGAGTGGGGCGGCCGGCTGTGGGTGACGGCGCCTCGCGAGGCAAAGCTCTATTACTGCGCGATCGGCCCCGAGATCGGATTCGGGCGCGGCGACGAGTGCTGGCCGGCCGAGAATACGCTCGACGTGACGGACGCTCGCGCTCTCCTGCGGGTCGGCCAGGACAAACAGGACAACCTCCTCGTGCAGACCGGGACGAAGGATCGAGTCGTCATCGGGAACAACATCATCGACTTCGACACCGCAGGCCTCGGCACCGACGAACAGGGCGGCGGGTTCAGGGGCGGCGCGATCGCTGTGGCTGGCACCTTCCTGCAGCTCTACGGCGACAATCGGCTGATGGACAACACGAACGACGCTTCGCTGCTCGAGACTCCGGTCCAGCGCCGCGCGGCGGATCGCGCGAACATCGGACGTGAGATTCAGCCGGACCTCAGCGCGATCCCGGCAGCGCAACTCCCGCAGAGCACCCTCGTTCGTTTCGTGCTGAAGGAGTTCAACCTTCTGTTGGTCTCGGTGGCCGTGGCCGCTGGCGACAACACCATCACCTACGTCTTCGACTACAACCATTCGACGTGGTACCGGTGGTCGATCGGCTTCTCCGCTTTCGCCGTCGTCCACAACCCAGCGGCCGGGAACGCGCTGGAGCTCTGGGGCGTCCGCGCCAGCGACAAGAAGGTGTACCGGCTCCTACAGCCGAACGTCTTCACCGACAACGGAGCGAACTTCACCCCCGCGCAGCGCTCTTCGATCATCCGGCCATTCGGGTACGGAAAACAGGGGTTCTTTAAGTTTCTCAAGCTCTACGTCAACGACCCGGCGAACGCTTGGCAGGCGAAGGTCTATTGCGACGAAGACACGACCGGCCAGCAGTTCCCCGTCGACATCCCGAACTTTCGCTGGGAGAGCGCGGCGGGGAAGGAACTCATCCTCCCGGCGATCCACACCGCGAAGAAGATCGGCGAGGTGTTCCAGTTCGACGTGATCTGGCCTACGACGGCGACTGACCTGTGGATCGAGAAGATGGGCACGACGTTCTCGCTTGAGCAGGACGTTGAGGAGAGGCAGTAGGTTACAATCTGCGCCATGCCTATCACACCCTCACCAACCGGAAGCGGAGCGCCGTATTGGAGAACGGGTTGCGGCTCGTTCGTCGCCAACGGTAGCTTCGGCACCGCGAACGACTACATGCTTCAAATGTTCGTCACCTGCGCAGACCCTCCGAATACCCCGACACGCATCGCCATGGGCGACCTCGTGTTTCAATGCTGGCGGCAAGCGCAAGAGAGACAACTTCAGTTCCTCGTTCGCCACATCCGCAGAATTCTTGACGATCCGACCGATTGGATGAAGAACGTCTCGGTTGCAAGCCTCGACTCGGCGGCGGAAATCCTCCGTTCCTTGCGAGATCTCTCCGCTCACATTACGACCCAGCGGGACCGATATCTAGCCGCCGAGGTCATTCACGATAGAGAACTCATCGAAGGCCAGATGCTCTTCTACGTCGGCGAGAAGCTGGTCGGCGAGTGCAGCGGGTGGACGGCGTAACCTTGTGGGACTCCTCGCCGGACAGACCGACTCGCCGAGCAACCTCACCGGCCCTCGCGACCGTCCGCGCCAACTCCTCCCGCTCCCGCCGTACGACCTGATCGTTCGAGTCAGCGGCAACGCCGTCCAGCTCCTCGCCGTCGATCGAGCGCAGTTCATTACCGCCGACGGCAACCTCTCCGGGTCGACGAAGTACATCTTCTATTGGGTCGCGATGATGGACTCTTCGACGCACGATGGGAGGCTTGAAGCGCTGAACCGCGCGCTCGTCGTCGGCAGCGTTCCGCGAACCTACGTGAGCGGCCAGCGGCTCCCCTGCCCCCTACTCACCGACGCTCGCTTCACTAGCGGTTACTTCCTCTGCGTCGGGATGGATGACGAAGGGAACGTCTCGCAAGGAATCCTCGCGTCCTCGGCGCAATCGAGCACGATCCTCGATGGCTCCGTGCCGGGCCCGGTGACCGACCTGCAGATCAGCGAAGACGGCGAGCAGGCGAACGGCACCGTCGTTTCGGTTCTCAGCTTCACCTACGTCGCGCCGAATCCGAAGAACTCCTTCATCGGCATCCAGCCGGTTATCCGCGACTACCCGGCAGTCGGCGATCTGACGGAGTTCGGGCCTCTCGGTTACGGCGGACCAGGGGGGGGCGCCGGAGGCGGACAGCTCCGCATCGTTCCAGCCAGGCGCACCGGCGACGGGACGATCACGATCACGATGTCGTCCGTCGTCGGGACCGGGACTCACTTCACTCTCTTCGCGAAGACTGGCGACCAGATCGAGGTGTTCGGCGTTCTCGGTCGCGTTACGGTCAACAGCGACACTCTCATGACTCTCGACGTGGCGTGGCCAGCGACCGCGCCGGTGGTGACGGCGGTCGACCAGTACGTCATGATCGGACGCTGCCGGGTGTACGCCGTAGCGCTCTCCCAGCTCCTCGCGCACACCGACGATCAGACCGATTGGCCGTATGTCGACGTCGATATCGACGGGCTCCTGTCCGCTCCGAACGCGCCAGCCGCCCTGACCCTGACTCCTTTCGGCAACGGGATCCGCGGGCAGTTCGCGCAGGTGGCCGGCGTCGGCATCCGCGGCTATCTCGTCTTCCGTTCGACCGGTACGAGCGTCGACCTCTTCAACGCCTTCCAGATCGGCAAAGAGATCAGGCACGATCCGACGACACCGAATGGCGGCACGATCCTCCAGTTCGAGGATACGAATTTCACGGTGTTCGAGCGCGAGCAAGGGCAGATTTTCCGGTACTACGTGAAGACGGTCAACGTCCGCGACGAATGGTCCGGACTCTTCGCGACGGCCACGGCTGCGTGCCGGCTCGACGCACCATCCGACAACAGCCCGACGAATCCAGCCCGCGAGATCGCGCTCAATCAACTATGGGACGGCCACATCAACGGGACGGCTGGACTCGTTGGCGTCGGCGACGCTGGCCAGGACGTCAACATGGGCGGCACTCCTCCGGCTGGTCGCGCCAGGTGGGCGGGCGTCGCTGGCGGGGTGGGCGTGGCTCCCTCGCACGTGAGCTCCACGGAGGTCATCCTCGCGATGAGCGCGCCCGCCGCTGTCGGCCAGAGCGCCATCCAGCAGGACATCGGGGGATGGGACAACGCCGCGGCGACCGACAGGCGGCTTCCGACGAACAAGCTGCTCTGCCTCCAGGTCAAGGCGCGTACGACCGGCGGCCAACCGAACGGAACGCTCTTCCTGGAGATCCAGCAGTGGAACGGCGGCGCGCAGAGCGGGGTGGCGAACTATCGCCAGCGCCTCTCGAACGACGTCCTCGACACGACGGCGACGAGCCTCGCGATTCAGGGGTCCGACATCGTCACCGACTACACGGTCTACTGGGGCGTCTTCGTCCCCGATCCGAACGTGGTAACGACGTTCTTCCGCGCTCGCATCCACTACGACGTGACGAACTGGAACGGGGTGAACGTCTTCGTCACCGAGGCGATGCTGGCGATCGCGGAGACGTTGCCGCCGTACAATCCGCAGATGGCCGATCCTTCGATCACGTACACGCGGCCGAGCGGCGGGGCTCCTCTTCCGCATGGAGGCTTCGACCCCGACAACGGCGGCGGTCGAGACCGTATCCCGCTTCCGCCTTGAGATCGGTTACAATCTGCGCCATGTTGAAGCGTGAATGGTCCCTGATCGTCGCTGCATTGAAACTTTACGAAGTCACGAGCCGCGAGTTCGGAGGTCGCCAGATACCCGTTCCGTCTGGCGAGAATGAGTGGGTCGGAATCGCCGATGAATGCGTCGAGCTTCTCAAGAAGTTGCCTCCGGAGGAACCGGCGACGCCGCCAAAACTGGTACTCACGCGCCCGGACGGTCCGCTCTTCAACGGACTCTCCGTCGAATGTGATTTCTGTCGACCGCAGCACCGCATAATCCTCACGCTCGCCGACGACGGAACGGCGTATTGCCAGCACGAATCGCCATGACCACCCACATCGGCCCCCCCTCGATCGACAAGAGCGGTCAGCACGGCGTTGCGGTTCATCTCCACCTCGAAGCCGGAGGCTGGCACGGCAGCTACCGGATCGCCACGCACGGCAGGAGCGCTGATTGGGTCGCCGCCGAGCATGCGCGGATCGTCGAGTGGCACAGCAGGAAAGCCGCGAAGTTGACCGAGCTGCAGTCGCTCGTCGGGATGACGATCGCGGGCGGCTTCGTCATCATGGACGCGACGGTTCGTGATCGCGGCCACGGATGCGAGTTGATCTGCCGCGCTCTCTTCGCCGGGCCACCTTCCGTTCCTCTGCGCATGGTCGAGTTCTTCGACGATCCGAGCCACGTTCCCTCGGCGCAGGCACTCGTGAACGCGATGAACGAGCGAATCCATCTTCAGGCGAAGAGCGCGGACGCTCGCGATCAGCACGTCGCTGAGGTGCGCGGCATTCTCGGTTTGACTTGATCTTCGTTTATCGGTTACACTCCGCGCCGTTAGTCCACGTCGGGTAATCGCGCGTAACTTGTGGACTGGTGCCGAAGCAACCCGATAACGGAGGCATCACGGCAGGACGGGCCGTACATGGGTGGCCGCACCCTGAAACCGACTGGCGGCACTCTTTTGCCGTGAAAACGTGCATAATTGCCTCCGTCGAAAGGCAGGAGGTCGCGCGTGGCATTCGGGTTGTCCACAAAGGCGGACGTCAACGCCATCAAGTTCATGGGCCAGGACTGGCTCACCTCCGGAAAAGGCATCACCGACATGTCGCTCGATGACCTTCATCGGATGAGCGGCGACTTCCAAAACCAGATCAACACGGGCGGACTCACTCCGGCGCTCAACAGGCAATACGATGTAGCCGGCGGCGCGATCTCAGACAATGCCGTTCGCGCGGCGCGCTCGTTCAGGGCTGGCCTCGGCCAAACCGCGATACAGAACGGTGGAACGTTGTCGACGGCGGCTCAGGCCGAACTCGCGACGCGCAACGAGGCGAACATCAACGAAGACACCTTTACAGCGCGGAACAACCTCGCGTTCGACAAGGCGAAGGTCTCGCAGGCGGCCACCTCCGAGCTCCAGGACCGCATCCTCAAAGTCGCGGACATGGTACGCACGACTGGTCTCACGCGCGAACAGATGGGGTCCGCGGCGCTGATACAGGCGGCGGTTCTGAAGCTCCAGCAGAAGCGGGATACGCTCAACGCCTTGACGTCCATCCTCCACGCTGGCGTTGGCGGGGGCGGCTAAGCCGTGCCGGTACTTGGCGGGTTGTTCAATAATCAGTGGCAGGACGGCGGTGGCGACTTCGGCGTGATTGCCTCGCGCGTGGCCGAGCAGCTCGCGAATACGAACGCGGCCTCGACCAGCGAGCAGCAGAAAAAGATCACCGAGATCGCCAAGCGGCCGCAACCGGTCAGATCCGTCACTGTCACGCACAAGCCCGATGGGACGATGGACCAGATCGTCACCGTCAAGAACGCGCCGCAGCAAGATCCGGCGCAGGAAGCGCAGGCGGCCAGCGCGGGACCGCAGGCCGACTACCTTCAGCATGTTGTCGCTCCGATCATCCACGGCGGCGCTGCGACGATCTCGGCACTGCCGGATCCCGAATCGATCGACCCGGGCCTCCTCGCCAGCCGGCAAGGGCGAGAGCAACTTCTCAAACAGTCCGGGCTCGATGCGGCGTTCGGGCACAGGCCTGGCGAGGGGTTGCTCGGGATGGCGGCCCGGCTCGACAAGCGCGACGAGTTGCTCAACGACCCGGAGCGTCTCAAGCGCCTCGTCATGGCGCAGAGGTTTCGCGAACGAGCCGCCGTAGGTGACGAGGTTCGACCGTTCCAGCAAGACCTCAACGCCATGGACACGCAGAGGCGCCAGCACGAGATGGAGGTGCGGCAGGGCATCGCCGAGGATCGTAGGCAGAAAACTGAGGCGCGGCGCGAGGAGGAGACCTTCATCGGCGACTTCACCCGTGGCGACCACAATTACGGATTCATGGACGACAAGGGTGCGCAGACGCTGATCGATGCCGAGAAGCAGCGGTATAAGGCCCGGTTCGGCGAGGACAAAGAGATGCCCGCGTGGATGGAAACCATGATGCATTCGAGGATCATGGACGACCGCGCGAAGAACTCCTCGGACAAAGCGAAGACGCAGTTCACCCAGGACAACCAGGACCGCAGCTACGAGCGGCTGATGACGATCCTCGGGATGCAGCAGGCCAACACGCAGAGCATGATTGCGGCGCGGGATGCGAAGGCGAACACCACGCGCGTTTCCCGCCGCGACGCGATCGAGACCCCGGCGAACGAGTTGCTATCGTACCTCGGCGACGACAGCTACGATCAGAAGTCGGTCAACCGCGCGCTGACCACGAAAGACAACGTGCTCGGGCAGGAGCGCAACAAACTCACTGCGGCGATCCGTCTCGATTCCCCCACCGTGAACACGATGGCCACGAGCGAGCCGTGGAAGAAGAGCGAGATCGCGAAGATCATCGCGCGGATCAAAAACAACCAACAGCGCATCCGCGAGATCGACGCAGAGCGCGCAATCATTGCGAGACGCTCGGCCACGGCTACGCCAGCCGGCGCACCGCCTCCTCCTCCTCCATCCGCCGCGCCTCGTGACCCGCTCGGAATCCTTCACTAATGCCCCAGATGACGACTGCTCAGTTCGCGCAGAGCGTCCGCGCGAAGTATCCGGGCTCGTACGATGATCTCGGGGATGACGATCTGGTCTCGAGGGTAGTCGCCAAACATCCTGAGTACGTGGCTGATGGGGTGGTCGAAGCGCCGAAGACTGCCGCGGCGCCGGCGCCGTCGAGATTGGACGCCGCGCGAGCGAAACTCTCTCAGCCGCAAGGCGACGGAGGCAGCGCGTGGGATTACGTGACCGGCGCCGCCAAGGGTATCGCTCGCGCGGTAGGGGTTCCGACCAGCGTCGACGAACTGAAGGCAGACGCGAAAGACTCCGTGCTCAACGTGCTCACCGCCGGAGTCGTACCGGCAGCGAACAAGGCCGTCGGGATGGTTCAGCAGGGCATCAGCGCATACCAGAGGGCGAAGGACGCTAAAGGCGCAGCGCGGACGGCCCAGGCTGTGGCGTCTGGAGTCCCGTTTGTCGGTCAGCCGGTGGCCGCCGTCGTCGATCCGGCGATCTCCGAAGCGGAGGGCTACGGGCCTACGCACGAACAGAATGTCGCCGCAGTCGAAGGGGGCGCTTCCCTCGCTACGCTCATGCTCGCTCCGAAGGTGCTCAGGAAGGTGAGCAAGCTCGCCGAGGCCCGCGCCGCGCTCAAGGCTCGAAGCGCGCCGGTGGAAGCGGCGGCGGTTAGTCCACCATCTGAAGCCATCCCTTCAGAGGCTTCCGCGCCGGCCGGACCAGTTGCCGCGCCGGCGGACGAAATTAGTCCACCCTCAACCGAGGCCGCAAAACCGGACCAGCCGCCCACGATCCGCACCCCCGAGGCGATCTTCGCCGACATGCAGAAGGCCGAGACGGACCTGAAGGCCGCGACCGATGCGGTTCAGCCCCGGGAATCACCAGCAGCCGCAGCCTCTCCTGCCGCCGCAGCGCCATCAGAAGCCGAGCCTCCGCCAGCCCCCCCCACGCCGCCGATCGCGCCACGGGGCGATTCTGGGACAAATGGAGGTGGTTTCGACGCTCAGGCGTACGTCAAGGAACAGGTTGCCGCCCGCGAGGCCGCCAGGAAAGCCGGATCACCCGCTGGTGTTTTGGCTAAAGGGCGGTCGTTGCTTTCCGATATCAAGCGAAAGCTGGTCGACTCGAACGCCCCGATCGAGGATCTATTGAACGACATCACCAAGCGCGAGAAGATCAAGCTGGCGCCATCGCGGGACATCACCAACGCAATCGACCGGGTCTACCGCGCGCCCTCCATCGCCGGCCAGTTCGCGAAGGAGAACGGGATCGAAGGTGTCATCCGTGACGTCCCTGACCTCGACACCCTCGACCAGTACCTCATAGCAAAGCAGGCGCAGACCGTAGCCGAATCTGGTCGCGAGACCGGTCGCAACCTCCCAGAGGATCGGCTCTTTATGGATACCGTGGGTCCGACCTATGAGCCGTTCGCGCAACAGATCAACACCTACTCCCAGAGGCTCCTTGACTACGCCACCGAATCCGGTCTCGTGAGTCCCGAGCTCGCAGCCAGCCTCAAAGAGCAATACCCGGATTACGTTCCCCTCCAGCGCGTCTTCGGTGAGGCCGAGAACACAGGAGCGCCCGGCGGCGGAAGTGGGCCGGCTTCAATTTCCGGACAAACGGTCGTCCGCAAATTGAAGGGGTCCGCGCGTCAGATCGAGAGCCCGGTAGAGTCGATGATGGCGAAGACGACGGAGGCGTTCACGCAGGGCGAGAAGAACAAGGCGGGGCAGCTGCTGGCTGGCTACCGAGATCTACCCGGCAACCCGTTCCAGATTGAGGAAGTGATGGGCGACAAGGTGCCGACCGGCGCCCATACGATCTCGTACCTCGACCAGGGCGTGAAGCGAACCTTCACGGCGCCGAAGCTCATCGCTAACGCCGCAAAGGCGCTCGATGTCCAGCGCCTCGGCATCGTCGGGCGAATCCTCGCGACTCCAGTTCGCGTGGCGAAGGTCGGCATCACCGGCATCAACCCGGCCTTTCTGGCCTCGAACATCGCGAAAGACCAGATCACTGGATTCATCAACTCCGAGCGCGGGATCAATACCCTCGCCAATCCGATGACCTTCAGCAAGGCGCTATTCCAGGCCGTCGGCCACGGCGATCTCTTTGACGAGATGATCCGTGAGGGGGCGCTCGGGACCTCCTTCGACATGGCGAGGAATCAGATCCCAGCCACGGTCGCTTCGATCCGGAGCACGCGCTCGCTGATGACACGCGCCGCCTACATGGTCCGACATCCGAGCCAGGTATTGCGCGCGGCCGAAGACGTTCTTGCTCGAGGCGAAGAGTTCACCCGCATCCAGCACTACATCGCCGGCAAGGAAGGCGCTCTGCAGTCAGGCCTTCCAGAGGAAGAGGCGCGCATCGCCGGCGCCAGAGCAGCTCGCGAGAACACTGTCAACTTCGCCCGCCGCGGCGAATGGGGGACGGTCCTCAACTCCACATTTCTTTACCTTAACGCGCAGATCCAGGGCACGCGCACGCTCCTTCGGAACCTCCAGTCCCGGCCGATGGCCACGGGGGCGAAGATCGGAACGGCGGTCTTCATGCCGGTAGCGATGGCTACGGCGTGGAACATGAAAGACCCGGCGCGACGCAAGGCCTACCAGGACATTTCGGAGTTTGAGCATCAGAACAACATCATCCTCGTGCCGCCGAACCCTACCCAGAACGAGAAAGGGCAGTGGCGCGTCCTAAAGATCCCCCTCTCCCAGGAGATCAACAACCTCGCCGACGTACCGCGGCGCGTCATCGAGCACGCCTTCGGTGCTGACCCGATTCGCGCTGGCCAGGTCGCGGAGGCGCTGGTCGGAACGGTATCGCCGGTCGGGACGACAAAGGGGCAGGTGTTCTCGACGATGACTCCGCAGTTCATCAAGCCAGCGCTCGAAATCGCAATGAACAAGAACATCTTCACGGGTCGCGAGATCGTCCCTCAGTCGCCCGGCTCGCGCTACCGTAAGGACATGGCCACAGGCGGCACAGCGCGCGCCATCGCGAGGCAGCTCGGAGCGTCGCCTATCCAAGTTGAGGAGGCGATCCGTGAGACCTTCGGGGGCACAGGAACGCAGGTGATGAACCTCACCGACCAGACAACGAAGGTGCTGACCGGCAATCCGAAGTATCCAGTTGGCGGCGAGAGTTCGCTGGAGGCTACGCGCCGCCGGTTCGGTTTGGCATTCGGCGGAGAGGTTCAGCGAAAGCAGAACCAGCAGGCAAAGGACGCGCAGGAGAAGGCAGCGCAGTCGATGGTGAAATGATTTTTGTGGCACTATGTCCCGTACAGAGGGAGGGGCCGTGGAATGGCTGAGCACGAAACGCCGCATCGGGGTGGCGACCGCAGATCGGCGTGGACAGACCCGCACTTCTGGATGCCGCTCGTCATTCAGGCCATCATCTCCCTTGTCGCCATCGTCACGATCGTTGCGAACACGCGTTCGGATGTCTCCAGCCTCAAGGAGACAATCGCCGAACTGCGTGGCCAGGTTACCGCCCTGCAATCACTCGTCACCATCACCACGGAGCAAAAGGGGAAGATGGAAGCGCTCGAAGGTCGCGTGACAAAGCTGGAGAATTTCCAGGAGACGCAGGAGAAGGCCTACAATATCAACTTCACGACGCGGCTCGCGAGGGTCGAAGCGCGGCAAGGCGTATCAACGAAAGCGGGGGAGTGAACGATGTGCGACGCGGCCTGTATCAAGAACATCATCAACGGACAGTTCATGGCCACCCTCGCGCCGATTCTGGCCGAGAGTACGAGCAATGCCCAAATCCGCGATGCAGCAAAAGGTCTCGGGATCGCCGCCGCTGCGCAAGCTGAAATGTTCGACGCGCTCGGGTTCATCATCGCGAGCGAAGAGCGGTCGGCCAGCTTCAGCGGATGCGCGCAGGCGCAGGCTCTCGTCAAATGGATCGTCGCCGGATCGGACGTGGCGAACGTCGACAAGATGCTGAACTGGACAGCCGATATCTGGAAGTCCATCGCCGATCTCGCCGCCGGAAAGTTGTCCACATAGCCGCATGGCCGAGCCGGTAATCGACCCGACGAAGAACGTCGCCGACCAACTGAACGCGGCGGTCAAGCGGCTCGACGATCTACGCGAGTCGGATTCTCGGCACATCAGGGAGCTGCTAGAGAAGGAAGCGCAGCGCATCGACGCCAACCGCCAAGTTGACCAACTCGCGGTAACCAACCTCGCCGCACGACGGGAGCAGGACGCCGAAGCGCAGCGACAGCTCGTATCATCCACGGCGGCAGCGCTGGCGGCGGCGCAGACGGTCCTCGCTACCGGCTTCAATGAACGACTTTCGAAGCTGGAGGAGCGCAGCTACAAAGGCGAGGGCCGCGGCGGCGGGATGCAACAGTTTTGGGGCTGGATCGTCGGTGTGATCTTCTTGCTCATCGCGCTCTGGAATCAGATCCGGCCGGCGCTGGGGCACTGAGCATTTCAAAACGAACGCCCCGGCACAGTCGTCTTTCCATGCCTGGGCGCGCGCTGCCTGTTCGGTCGATCTCCGAAGGCCCCCTATGGGCCGGCACGCTTTGAAGCCTACTGGATAGGAATCGGCAGGACGGCTCCGGCCGCACGGGCGATCGGCCCGAACACCCCCTGCCACGAATAGACCGGTGCGCAGTCGTCCTGCAACTGCTGCCAGAGCAATGCATGCTGCGCTGAGGACAGCCGCAGGATGCGCTTCTCTTCCGCAAGCGAAGCGATCCCGAGCAGCTTGATGTCACCGATCGCCGAGAAGGTGTCGAGCACACGGAGCCCGGTTGCGTGGCACTGCATGCCGCGTACGTCGTTCACGCTGGCTGCCATCTGCGCAGCGTTGGTGACGTCGGCGCGGGCGTCGGCTACGAGGTGCTGGACGATGCCGAGGTCGATGTTGATGCCGCCGGGCGTGGTGACGGGTCCGATGGTCAGAGGGTGAGATGCGCACGCCGCGAGGGCGAGCGCGAGGACTGCGATGGCGATGCGTTTCATGCGAGCGCCCCCTTCAGTGAAGCGGCGAGTTCGTAGATGCCGTTGGCGACCTCACGCCGCTCCTCGGCGCGACGGAATGTCGGGTCGGTTTTGCGGCGGACGGCGTAGGCTTTCTCGCCGCCTTGCGGAGGCAGTCCTTCGATGATTTTTCGGTTGAGCTTGCGGGCGAACGTTCTGATGCTCATTTGCCCTCCAAGCGGTATCCAGCGACATCAAGAGCGGCGAGCACTGCGCGCACCGAACCTCTGTCGAGATCCTTCGCCTTGGCGCTGAGCTGGCCGTACGGCACCATCAACTCCTCGCCGTCTTCGGCCTTTCGGGTCGTGACGCCTTGGTCGCGCTTGGTCTGCATCCATTGATCGTGAACTGCGGCGGAGACTTCTTCGACGACTTGGTCTTCCATTTATGGCTCCTTCTGTTGAGAGGGTTAACGACAGATTCCGCTCTCCGGTTTCGGAGGCGGTCCTTTGACCAGCTTACAATTGCATCGTCCGTCGCACACCGCGACCATCGCGTAGACATCACCAGGGCGCACCCAAGCGGAAACCATTCCGCACTGCTGCGTGATGCGCCACGTGAATGCCGTCCTGCCTTGCACAGCGTGAACGAGCATCGGCGATTGGTAGCGGATCTCGCGGACGGCGGCGCATCCGGCGAGCGCGATGGCGAGGAGTGCGGCTGTGGCGATTCTGGTCATTGTTCCTCCTTTACTTGAAACGGACATTCTTCCCCTGTGATTGCGATGTAAATTCGATCCCATTGTGGGCCTGACTTACCGACATGATTCCGACAGTCGCGGCACCACGGGTCTGAGATGTTTCCGCTCTCAGGGCCGATGTCACGACCACAACAGCCGCAGTAATCGCGTTTGGGCTGGTACGATAACCCGGACGCGGACTTGCGAGCCCTTCGCGCTGCTCGCGTCATGACCTCCTCCCCGGCTGTCTGCCGGTTCCTTGTTGTGGCGCTGGTCCATTGATCTCAGCAAACAATGCTTGGAACTTCCGCCCGAAATCGCTGACAACGGGTCCATCCTTGCCGTACGTCCAGCTCGACCATGTGTCGCTTCCGGTACCGTTCGGAACGCGCGTGAAGAAGTAGGCCGGGTCACCGTATGCGATCCCCTTCACGTTCGGGAAATCGGTATGTGTTGATCGCGTCCAATCGAGAAGGATCTGTAACTCGCTGTCGGTCGCAAGTCCGCGCGCTGCCCCGCCTGCATCGTTCGCCTGTCGAGGCGTTGCGCCGGAAGCGAGGGCTGCGGCTGTAGCGTCTTGCATCCGCTGCATGGCCTCGGGAAGATTCTGGATGTCGATCTCGCTATAGTACTGATCGCGCAGAGGTTTCGCGCCGAGCCGGTAGACGCGCTCGAATTCCTCGCGGGTCGCGTAGTCGCCACCACCCATTGGACGACCGTAGGAATGGACAAATTCAAGATCGCAGATGTCGACACCAGCATCGCTGAGCAGGAGTTCGTTCGCTTCTTCAATGAAAATCTGCTGCGTGTCCTGACTCTCCGCATCGCACCCGCCGATGACCGCCGCAGGATTTGCGCGCCGGACTCCACGAGCGAATGGCACAAAGTAGTTCATCACGTAGTCGCGCATACCGTCGTGACCGACCGTGTAGCCCGGCTCGTTGCCAAAGGAAACCCGAGCCATCTGCGGGCCATAGAACTCCATCCATTCGAAAGCGTTTTCCTCGATATCGTGCGACGGCTCGGTGAGGTTCGCGACGAAATTACCGGTGATGCGCATTCCGCCCTGCACTGCCTCACGCAGAGCCGCGCCCCACCATCGCGGGTCGTCGAAGTTGTACTGCAAGCGCACGCCCGTAATGCCGATCGGAAGGAGCGCGCGATAGCTCGCAGCGGTCGGGGCGGGGGGAATCCAGCCATGCGGCTCATGAGGCACGTAGCAGATTTCGAACTCCATCAGCGGTCCTCCTTCGTCTTCGCCAACAACGCGGCGATGCGCCTGTCTCGCTCAGCGATCTCCTCATCATTACGAATTATTTCTGCGGTCAACTGGAGGTTGCGTTCTTTGCGTTCCTCGATCTCGATATCCAGCTCCGCAACGCGCTGCTTGAGCGCGTCGATTTCGGCATCCTTTGCGGCGAATCCTCGTCCTGCCGCAGTGAGCGCTTCGGCCATGCTGTGACGACGGCCAGCACTATAGCCATAAGCGAAAGCAATCGGCAAACACGTTTCGACAGCAGGATGAGCAGCGCGGAAATGATCCCTACGGAACTCTTCGAACCCCTCCTCTACTGACTTCGCAACGGCGGCATCCTGCGCGGCGCGGGCTTTGATGAAGTCGCGGGCGGCAGTGAGTACGGCCATCTCACGATTGAATGCTGCCCGCTGCTCTTCCGGCAACCATCCTCGCAGCACTCCCTCGTGTGAGTTGATTTTGACATCGATCGCCGCAATCATCTCCTCGGGCGTGACGGTCGGCGGGGTCATGGCAACTCCCTGATTTCGATCTTCACCCCCGGCGCATCGAGCGCGTCGGAGTCTTCGTTGATGTAGACCTTCGCGAGACGGATGTATTCCACGATCCTGGCATCATCCTCGTAGGCCCGCGCGTCGGTCAAGGCGTCCTCAGTTGACCTGGCGAGCTTGGAGAGGTCAGGGCGGCCGTGTGGGCGTGGCGGGGCGCTGGCTTTGACCTGGCCGGAGTTCTTGCCGCTTCCGAAGTGTCCAGCCGGCCGCGCGAAGGTGAAGACCATCGAGACTGCGACAGGGCCGGTGATCGGAAGGCCTCCGTCCCGCGCTGCGATGGCGGCGAACTTCACGGCCTCGCGCCAAGGCTTCAGCTTCTTTCCTTTGTCGTCATCCACGATGATCACGTAATGCTTTTTCGGATGGACGAACCCTTTCTTAGAGCCCTGTGGCGTAGGTTGCCCGTACACGGTGATCTTCAAATTGTCACCTCCATGATGACTTTTCTTCGAGGGCCGAGATTGCGCTGCCTCTCGCATACCCCGCAGATGACGTTGTCTTGCATGGCCGGTGCGCCGCAGATTTCACATCGCGACCCCCAGAGTTCGCGGAAGATTCGGCGCGCGAGCTTCTTCATTTGCCTTCCCTCCTCAGACTCTTCCCGCTCACCAGCACCGAGATCGCAGCGCGTTTGTCGCTGAGGCGATCGCAAAGCAGCTCGACGTTCTTCGTCTTCCGTGGATCGTCGACGTCCGACCACAGATCGAACAGCTCCTTGACCGAATAGTTGGAGCTGACCAGCGTCGGGCGGTTCGTTCGGTACCGCTCGTCGACCACTTGCAGCAGAGTCGACACCTCCCATTCCGTCGGCGTCGTCTTCCGCGCGATGTCGTCGATGGCCAGCAGGGCACACCCAGCTAGGTCAGAGATCACCCGCGCCTCGCTCTGCGCCTTCTCGTCGGCGCTGTCTCCGAAGCCGGCCTTGATGTCCGACCACAGCTTTATCGGCGAGGTGAAGACGGCGCCGCGGCCGAGTTCACGGATCACGTAGGCGACCGCGGCCTCGAGCAGCCAAGTCTTCCCCGTTCCCTTCTCGCCGTGGAGGCAGAGGATCGAGGCGATGCCCGAGGTCCGCAGCAGGGGCGGCACGTTGACGAAGTCTTTGACGATCTGCGCGATCTCGCGGTAGCGCTCAGGGTCAACGCCGCCTCTGATGCGCGTCTCGGCGTAGAGGTCCGGCAGGGTGTCCAGAGTGCGGCGGCCGGTCGCGGTCTCTCCGGAGAGGTTGGCGCCGGCGGTCAGGTTACGGCGGATGTGCTCGCGCTCGGAGTCGATGAAGAACTGAGTCCTTGCCTTTGCCGCCTGTTCACGCTCCACATCGCACCGGTCGCACCACAACGGACGCCATCGCGGTAGCCCGTCCTCGGCCCACGGAACCTCGTAGGACTCCTGCTCGATCTCGGCTTTGCAGTCGAGGCAGGGGGCGGTGCGGGTGGAGGGGGTGTCGGTCATTTCGGTGCCAGCTTCTTTTCGATGCGCCTGTTTGCGTCGCGGATGTCGAACCACTCGCGTTCCCACCCGAAGCGAATCAAGCGAGAGAGGTTGCCTTTGCGGATGAAACGCGGACGCAGGATCGTCATCCACGCTGGGCCGATGGCGGACTCAAACATCGTCGCCCCACGAAAGGCGATCAGCGGCCCGATCCTCATCTCTCCGTCCCCTCGAAGTCCTGCCCGCCGACCGGGCGATGACCTCTCTGCGGCTCGACGTAATCGATCCAGTCGCGCCAGTTGTTGAACCACGTGCTGCCGTTCTGGACGAAGCCGTCGGCAACCCGGCGGCTCCCTTTGTAGTTTGCGAGGGCGCGGCGGATGGCGTCGACGTCGGCCATCGTCTTCACGCTCGCGGCGAAGTGTCTGGCCGCCGCTTTCTTTCCGACGCTGCCGGGGTACTCCTTCCAGAGCCCCTCGAAGATGGCCGAGAAGGTGGCGTCCATCAGAACGGCGCTCCTTCCTCGTCTTCCGGCGACGATCTCTGCGCCGAGGCGAGCGTGATGCTGTCGATGTTCGAATAGCGTCCGCTGCTTTCGTAGTCGATGATGAGTGGACGACTCTCTTCTACTGCGCGATCACAGATTTTGGCGTGCGCCTCGCGAAACACGCATGCCTCGAAACCGTTGGTCAGCTTCAGATTCCAGTATGGCTTCCCCTTTTTCGTAAGCTTCTCGGACTTGGCGAAGCGAAGAACGTAGCCGGTGACGGAGAGGAGGTTTTTATCGCTCATCGCTCCGGCTCCTGCATGCCGCGATGGTCGCCGCGTTTCACCGACCCGTCTTCGATCACGAAGCCGACCGTTCCGCTGGAGTCGACGCGCTCGATCCAGACCTGATACGGGGGTTCTGCGCCCGCCGCCATCGCTTCGATCTGCGCAAGCGAGTCATCGTCCAGCAGCGAGCCGTCGCGCATGAGGATGACGCGCAGCTCCGGGTTCGCGGCCATCGCGATCGCCACGCTGACCTTCATCTGCTCGGACGCGCTGGCCTGATCGAACGGGACGCCGTTGAACATCACGACGCCGTCGCCGACCGAAAGACCTTCGATGGGATACTTCGCGGCGGACAGAGCGTCGGACTTCTGTTTGTCGCGGGCCTCCATCTGCGCGGTCAGGGTTTCGGATTCCGCTTCGGCAGAGGCGGCGGCATCCTCCAGCTCCTTCTTCTTCGTTGCCGCGTTCCTCGCTGTCTCGATCTGACGGTTCCGCTCTTTCGCCGCTTCGAGTTCGGAGCGAAGAGCAGAGACGTCGATCGGCTCAGGGACCGCAGGGAGCGCTTCGATCTTCCTTTGCAACTCTTCCGCCGCGCTACGGTAGCGAGCCGCCTCCTCGTCTGCCTCGTCTGCGAGTTTGCGATATCGCTCGGCGCTCGACTCGCATCGGAGCACCTCGGCGCGGGCCGTATCGAGCGATGCATCCATCGAGATCCGGTTGGCCTTCTGCGTCTCGATGCGCGCGTTCGAAGCGCCAGCTTCCTGCATCTGATCGATCAGCGCGTCCTCGTCGATCGGCTCGGCAGGCACGCCAATAGGCACGATCACCGCCGCCGCCTGCGCGCGTTTAGCTCGCGCCTCGCGGTTGATCTCCGTCCGCTTCGCGTAGTCGGTGCGGTTCAGACCGTCGAGTTGCGCGAGATCGACGCCGATCGGAAAGACGCGAAGGAACTCGTCAAACTGCCGCTTGGAGTCCATCCGCGCGAACTCGCCGGGGTCGAAGGAGAGGTGCGCTTTGAGCGCGTTGAGGATCGTCTGCGCCCCGCCGGGAGGCGTGAATCCCTTCTCGGTGGTGACGTGCAGTTCGCTCTTGTCGCCGGAGAATTTGCGCTCGACGATAAGCTCAATCTCCTTGCCCTCTCCGAGGCTGGCCTTGATGCGCCCCTTCGTCTGCCCCTTTCGCAGAGGCTTCGACTGGATGCCCTTCGTCCCGTCGATCAGCCACTGGATCGAATCGAGGAGTGAGGACTTGCCGGCGCCGTTCTTGCCGGAGATGGTGACGACGTTCCCCTCCGGCGTGATCTCGACCGCGACGAGGCGTTTGACGTTTTCGGCGGTCAACTGGATGATTCTCATCGACCCTCCTCCTTCTGCAGATACTCCTCGATCGACGTGGCCCATTCGATCTTCTCGGTGAGTGCGGCGGTCAGGTCGCTGAGCTTCTGCAGCTTCCCTCCGGTCGCGGCCGAGAGTTCGAGATCGGCCTTCTTCTTGTTGCCGGCGACCAGGGCCAGCAGCCGGCGCTCGAAGTCGGCCGCCAGCTTGTCGGCGTACCCTTCGTTGCCGTCCTCGGGCTCGGGTTCCTTCTCTTCCGGCTCGGGCTTGACGTCGATCACGGGCTCGGGGCCCTGCTGCTTTTTGAGCTTGTCGGCGACCTTGGCCGTGGCGGACTTCGGCGCCTCGGGCCCAGGAATTGGTTCTTCCGGCATGAGGTCGGTCGCCAGATCCTGCGCCTCCCCGGCGTCGTAGCGGTCGTCCAGGTCCAGCGCCCTCACCAGCTCGATCGACGCCGGGCAGAGCTTCGTGCAGCGACGGACGGCGGTCTTGATGGCCATCGCGGCGTAGTCGGAGACCCACGGGCCGAAGTCTTTGGCTTTGGAGCGCGCCCGTACTGCGTCGATCTGTCTCCTTGTGAGGACGATCGGCTGATATCCGCCGTCGAGGAACCGGATGATGCAGTAGGCGTGGGTCAGCATCTTGTCGTCCGGCTCGACGATAGAGACGTGCTCGAACTTGTCTTCCGTCAGGCCGATGGAGTAGGAGAACGTGTCGCCTTGGTACACCGCCGCGGCGATGACGCTCTTGACGGCGGCAGAGCGCCGCACGAGGTCGACGAGGCCCTGATACCCGGGGATGAGCTGCGCCTCCATGCGGTAGCTCTCGCGGCCCGACACGGGGTCTTTGACCTTGTTGTTGAACGGCACGAGGTAGGCGCGGCCGAGCGCGAAAGTGAGACCCAAACTCGCCGCCTCGACGATCGCCCGCATGACGCTGAGGGGATGACACTCCATCAGCTTCGGAGAGCGGTACATCGCCGAGAGAGCTGTCCTGGCCACGGACTCAGGGGTGATCCCGATCCGCGGCATGGCCGAGGTGATGGCCGGGAGGTTCTTCTGAACGAATTTCTTCCAGCTATCAGGGGTGGAGAAGGGGGCGACGGCGGTTGATTCCTTCGTCGCGAGGTCGGTCGGCTCAGCCACGTTCCACCACCTTTTCGGTCTTGCGCGTTTCGGTGCGGAACTTGCGGGCCTCGCGGAGGCGGAGGATGCGCTCGCCTTCGCGGTAGGCGTCGGTTTCGTAGACCGATTCGCGGGCGGCGTCTCGAACGCGATTACTCGCGTCAAGTCGGTAGTCGTTTTCCTTTCTTGCCTGAATGCCCCCGAACTCCCTGAGGTACTGCGCCGCATCAGCCAGCACCGTGCAGATGACCGGAGCGCCGCCGAAGTTGTACGACTCCTCGCGCAGCACGTCTAGCGCCTGCGCCGCCGACCAGATGTCGGTGGAGTGGGGGCGGGCATCGAGAATGCCCTGCGTCGCCATGACCTCGGATGCCGTGCGGGAATCGGCTTTCGGATCCTCTGGCCGGAACGGTGGTGTCTTGCTCTTGAACACCGCCTCCAGTAGACGTTTCGACCCCGCTATCTCATTCGCCGCTTGTGATTTGTCTTTGCTTGAAGCCATCGAGAATCTCCTTCCTCTTCTCTCTTCGGTTGTTGTTCCCCACGACCACGTCGAGAACGATCGACTCCTCGACGTCGTAGGCGTTGACGTGGTAGGCGGCGCGCGTCTTGCGGCGGATGGCCAGGCCACCCATTCCGTCGATCTCCACGCGCCCGGCTTCCTCTGCGATGTTCATCAGCTCCGCGTTCGCCGCCGCAAATCGAGCCTCGGCTGTGTCCTTGAGCGCCGCAGCTTCGTCTCGCTCGGCGATGAGCGAAACGATCGTGTGCTCGGATGACGGTAGGCGGTAGTCGGCCGGCACGTACACCGTCGACCCCGAGACCTTGTTCCAGATGCGGCGCTGGAGCTCGACGGCGTTCTTCGCTGAGTAGTCGAATGGCGGCGGCTTGCGCTCGAGCACGAGCTGCCAGAATTCGGTAAGGCGCTGGATGATGACGCCGGCGAGCTCCTCGTCGTAGGGGATGTGGAAGGTCCTGAAGTCGTTCCCTCCGATCAGCACAGCGAAGTCGCCGAGGGTGAATCCGTCGTGCCGGCGGACGATGAGGTAGACCAGGAGCTGCACGAGATACCAGTCCGGAACTTCGTCGGATCCGTCCGCGCCCCACATCGCCGTGCGGTGCTGCACCCATGCGTCCATGGTCTTCGCCTCGACGATCCGTTTGTCGCCGTGAGGTGTGACCACGTCGCCGTCGAGGGTGCCGCCAATGAACGGCAGCTCGGGGTGTCGATAGAGAGTCAGGCCCGGCCGCCGCACCTCGTAGCCGGTGACGTCCTGGTATTCGTCGAGGACAACGCGCTCAAGGCGTTTCCCCCAACGAGTGAACCGATTCTCCATCTCTGGATCGATCGTCTCGTCGCCGGAGTCCAGCCGGTCGCGAGCCTGAACCTTCTCGATCCAGACCTCGCCGGGGCTGCGGTAGGGGGAGAGCCCGAGGATCGCCGCGGCGTCGCTACCTCCGATGTACGTGCCTCGCAGCCGCTTCCACTCGTCGAAGGTCGCGCAGGGGGTGATGAGGGGGAGGTCGGTCATGACACCTCCTGCGGCGGTTCCGGCAGCGGCATCCACGCAATAGGCTTCGTTGCTTTGTCGAAGAGGCGGCCGTTCCAGAAATACCAGCCGCGATCAATAGGGGGGTGGTCTTCGATGCAATGACCACCTTGCATGAAGTGACCGACCAACATGCAGCCCGGAACTCCGGCGCGGAGTTCTACCGCGAGGATGATTTCACGGCCATTCCGTGGCGCGGTCTCCATCGGTTGCCATTCGCTGGCTACCCGTGCTACTTTCTCTTCCGCCATTGTTCACCTCCGGGTTGATTTGAAGGGCGCGGTAAACCTTGACCGGGACCGCGCCCTTCGTGTTTTTGCTCACTGAATCGTGATCGTCATGAAGCCCTGGACGTTCGGATTGCTGATGTCGGTCACGGTGACCGTCGACGTCCCGAGGCCATGGCTCAACATCTGGAACACGTGAACGCCGTGGTCGACGTTCGGATCGAACGTGTACTGTGATGGCAGGCCCGCGAGCGTGCCGGGCGCCTGTGTGGTGAAGTTGACCGAGCCGGCGTAACCCTGCACGATCTGGCCGCTGGCGTCGATAGCTGCGACCTGGAAGGCGAAGGTGCTCTGGAGCGGATGCGGAGATCCGCCCTGCGGGTCGAGGACGCGGAAGGCGACGACGGTTCCCGCGGGTTGCGGGGCCGGAGTCGGAGGCGGCGGTATGGGAGCCGAAACCGGTGTCTCCGGCGGAACAGCCGCCACGGCCGCGGCGAGCGCATCGGCATTCTGGTTCATCTGCGCGACCACCTGCTCGATCCTGATCGGGTCGTCCTTCGCGTCGAGGACTTGGCCGCCGAAGCCTTTGATGAGCGAGAGCGCCCCGTTGATGACGGTCGTCTCTTTTTGAACTGCTGCCGTTAGATCGTCTACTGCTTTAGACATCTGCTTTTCTCCTTCGTTCTCGTTGATGATGATGATCGTGACGTGACTGCCGATGATGGAAATGGTTTCCGTGGTTCACCTCCTCGGCTGAGGATTCTACTCTCCACGCGCCGCGCGCTTGTTCTCTTCTTTCTGCGCCCGGACGCTGAACTCTCGATCGATTCGTTTGAGGGCGAGAAGCATCGAGCGCTGCGGCTTTCGGCCCGGCGGGATGCGTCCGGCCATGCCCTGCCGATACCTCCAGAGCGTGTACCGCGTGACCTGGAGAATCTTCGCCTTCTCATCCTCGGTGCCGGGGTTCGGCTCGCGAAGGTCAAGGCCGCGGTGGTGTTTCGCCCCGCACCCCGGACACGACAAGTGCTGCTGTTTGGTTGCCCATCGGCAGGGCTTTCCGCAGCCGCACTTGAAGGTCCGAGACGAGACGTCATGGTAGGTCGATCCACGTTTCTTCTGAGCTGATGATCGGTGTCTGCGCATCTGAGGCGCGAAGTGTAACCGAGTTGCGCGACCCGAGTCAAACGTAGTTTGCGTGAACGGGGCAGGGGAGTTCGCCGTCGCCGTGAAAACATTCGCCAGCGCCTCGGCACATGTCGTCGATGCAGATCACCAAGGTAACCGGTGCCGTCGCAGATACAGCGCGGATCATCATCGTCCATCGGATCGTCGTCGAGGTCGAGAAACTGTTCGTCATTCATGACTCTCCCCTTTTCGCAATCTCCTCGACGAGCGCGGCCATGTCGGCGGTCGCGACCAGGGCATCGAGAACGAGGGAGCGCGATACGCTGCGCCCCGTCTTCTCTCTCAGCTGAATGGTTGCCTCGACGATGGCGAGGTAGTGGTGGTTCTGCAACGTGCAGGCGAACTTGATGGACGGCTCGGGGACTCCGGTTTCTCTCATTTCGCGCGCTCCAGTATTTCTTCCGGCAGGGCATCTACCCTGACCATGTGAGTGATTTCGCTTTTCATTTCAAAGCACAATCCGCAGATGAGTAGCGATGCCCGCGTACCTCGCGCGATCTGCTGGCAGTCGGGGCATTGGAACTTCAGAAGCCGCGTCTTGCTCGCCTTCACGGCCGCCCGCTCGATTGCAGAATTCGACGGCTGAGCACGGCCATGCACGATAGACGGAGTGAAGAGAGTCTCGAGAAGGTCCAGACACTCCACTGTCGACACTCGCCGCGACGTGAAGCCGCGATCCCAGAGGAGCTCGCCTACTTCATCGATCGTGCGGCCGGCTTTGCGGCAGTAGCGGAGTCTGGTCCCTACGTTGCTGAATAGCTGGCGGCACTCCGCAGGGAACAGGGGGTCCACTCGGACCCCTTGCTCTCGAATCGCTTCGAGGACGAGGCGCATGTCGTCGACGATCAGGACTTGCGCGTTCACGGCCTGATCTCCGGCGTTTCCGCTCCGCAGAACGTACAGCAGTGCTCGACGTCGCCGAAGATGTCTTTCTGCCATCCGGACTCGGGATGTAGACACGCCGGCGCCGGCACGACCTGGGCCGGCGGAGGGGCAAAGAGCATGCTCTGTACCGCCCTCGGTTGCTGAGCGTGCAGGGTGATGCGGAACGATGGCGCACGTCCGTCGAAGTGGCCGCGGGCGATGGACGCGCTCACAATGCACGCTCCTGCATAGCCTTCGTCTCGACGATGACCGTCCCGCTTATCCACGCGGTAGGAATTCCACCGGCGGACCAGTACAACTTCGACGCCTCTTCGTTAAGGTCTACGTTCTTGAAACTGCCGTCTTCGTCGCACCACAGATGCCCGCCGCCGGGCAGGGCTATGTGCTCCACGGTGGTGCAGCCGTTGCCGATGATCGCGCACATTTCGCGCAACCTGCCGGCCGTATCGCGTGGTTTGCTCTTGTAGGTGTATCCGGTCCTGGTTCCATCGGGGGTGATGATCTCGGTTTTCACAATGCACGCTCCCGCGCGTCTTGCGCGTCAGGGCCAGCAACCGCCTGCAGGTGTACCGCGTGCTCGCCCCTGGCCTGCTGAGCCGTCAGGTTGCGAGCTGACCATTTCCCGCATGAGCACGTAGCATCGTATTTCGTTTCGCGCCTGGCGCGGTCGACGCGGCCGTTTGAAGTGAGTCTGAGTGTGTGAGGGTTCATGATGCGCCGCCGGTCGACTTAATTCGCGGATCATGGATGAATTTGCCCTCCGCATCCTTGCGAAACCAGCGCGTAGAAGAAACGGCGCATCGCACCGTAGCGTCTCCTGATTTCTTGCCGTCCATTGTTGACAACTGGTACAAACGGGCGGATAGGTTAACCGGGATCACGGGATACTTTTCGCCAGCGATTTCTACATACAGGTTGTGCATTGTTTGTAACCTCCTTTCTGCCCTCCGAACGTCTCACGCGCTGGAGGGCAGGAGCAGGCTACGATTCAGTGTTTATTGGCGACCGCGCCACACTCGCAATACACATAGCACGGTCCCTCACTTGCGACCACGTGAACGTGTGCGGGTTCATCGAACCCAGGCAAGCGACACAGCGCGCAGACATGCCAGACGAACAGATCGGCATATATGGCGACGGGCATCACAGCACCTCCGCGAGAGATTCCCACGCGGGGAATGTCCACACCGGAACGTGACTCGGTGCCGGGGCGTACGCGCGTTCTGCTATCTCCCTTGCAGCGACTTCGACTCCCGCCCTCCGCTCACTCCACCAATCGTAATGTGCGCGGCAGACCTTGAACGTCGTTCCGTTATGCATCGTCAGGAGTCTAATCTTTCCATTACTGCATACGTCCTGTGCGAAGAATATGAAATCGCATGTGGCGGGCATCAGAGCCACCTTTGAGACAGCGCGTATCCGCCGTCTTTGTGCATCATGTTGCCGTCTTTCTCCGAGCCAGCCTTCCATGTCCGTTTGTTGCCATCGCGACCGCTATAGACATATTCGCCTCGATGTTCACTTGACCGGCAACTCTCCCCGCTGCACGTATACCCCTCGCGGAATAGAACACTCGAAAGGTTGTAGACAAGCGAGAATCCCATGTCCATGCCGCAACCACCGACCACGATCCCGTCATGCTTGCCGATGCGCTCGCCACACGCCAGCGCCACATTGCCGTCCAAGTGCAGCATTCCTTCGCTTCCGTCCTTGTGCATCGCCTTCAAGCTGATTTCGCGCTGCATACCGCTCCTCGACACGTTGCGAAGGATCGTATAGACCGTGTCCCCCGGTTTGAGCCATTCCCTCAAACGTTCGATCGCGTCCTGCTTCTCGGTCTCGCGGACTGCCTTTTTGGTTGCCATGGCGTCTCTCGCTTTCCTGTTGTCTGTTTGGATGGCCCGTAATTGAGTCACTCCGCACAACCGTCGACCAGTGGTCGACGGTTGTACGTTGTTACTCGACCACAAGCGCGCCGTTCGCGTACTGAATCACTTCCCGATCCGCACCGACGCGCGCCTGACATTGCGCACCGGACTCGCCAGCTCGGCACGTAACGATTTTCGCGGCCGCCGTGGTCGCGCCGGAAGTCACGACGAAATGAAACATCACCTTGAGGCGCGCATCCTTGATGCCCTTGACGTACAGGAGCGAGCCGGGATTCGCGTACGGACGACCGGCGACGATCCGCGCAGCCATTACGGTGCCGACGCCGGGGAGGAACTGGAGCTGAGCCAGTGTGGCCGTGTTGACGTTCACGGACGGCGGCGCCGCGGCGTGAGGTTGCGCGTTGATCGTGGCAGCGGACAAGAGCGCGAGGGCGAGGATTGCGCGCCTCATGCTGTCCACCCTTCACCCTCGGGCGCGAAATCGCCCCCCGTCATCCACGCAACGAAATGAGCGATCAACGCGAAACGTGTAACGTAGTATGCCTTGCCGTCAATCGGATTGAACACCTCGAACTCGACTCGCATTTTCATGACTGCCTCCATGACCGTGCAAGTTACGTCCTCAATTCGAATACGTCAAGCGAAATCTCTCACTTTCTCAAACAAAGTCGCGAGACTGGAGGAGCGTAATTCGGCTTACGGCATACTTTCGCCTCGTTTGTCAAGTCAGGACGCAATCCCTCTCCCAGGGAATCACATCGGCGACGACAACGTTTAAACACTCCGCTCGCGCTGGGGTGGTGAAGAACCAGCCTCCGCGCCGGCCCCGCCTCGTGCTCTGCCACCCTGTCTGACAGGAATCGCATCACGAGGCGTCTATCCCCTCCCTCCTCGATAGTGACAATCTTCGTCACGCCAACACTGACACTTTCTGTCACTGCTGGCTGCTCGAAGGCCTTGACGGTTGTCGATTCCGGGCCTCGACGCTACCCCTACCTCGCCCCTACCTGGCCGCCGGAACAGGACCGTTCGGAGCTGTCCCATGCATAGCATGCAACGCGTTTAAACGCCTATGCATCAATGAGATAGCGTCATCACCACTACCACGCTGCGCACACCAGAATCGACCCCCACCGGGTCTCCCCGGGCTTCCCTTTCCCTCCGTTTGGGACCCCCTGTAGCTCTCCATCCGACGATCTCCCTCATCGGTGCCTATGTCACCAGAAAAGGACAAAGGAATCAGCGAGTTACGAGACTTGAGGTTCGAAAAAGGCTGGCTCGGGAGAAAGCGCGAAAAAATCTGATTTTGTTTCACATGGAACATCGGTTACAATCCGCGCCCACGATGAGCGAATACAACTTCTACCTTCCTCTGGCGCTGGTACTGGTCGGCGCCTTCCTGGCGTATGTTTGGTGGACGTGGAAGAGGGCGACGAGGTGAGAAGGCCTCTGGCGATCGACCTGTGCTGCGGTCTTGGCGGTTGGACCGAAGGTCTGCTGGCCGAGGGTTGGGATGTCGTCGGCTTCGATATCGAGCGCCATCGGTACGGCGCGCATCAGTATCCCGCGCAGCTCGTGCTTCAGGACATCTTGACCCTCGACGGCCGCCAGTTCCGCAGCGTGGCGTCGCTGATCGTCGCCTCGCCACCGTGCCAGCGCTACAGCTACATGGCGATGCCGTGGTCGCGAGCAAAGGCGCTGATCGCCTGGCACCGAGAGGATGGCCACCCTGAGCGCATCGTCGAGCTCAACGCGCTGTTCAACGCCTGCCTGCGGATTGGTCGCGAGGCTGGCTGTCCGATCGTCATCGAGAATGTGCGCGGGGCGATTCCTTGGGTGGGGCGCTCGCGTTGGAATTACGGCTCATTCCACCTTTGGGGCGATGTGCCGGCGCTGATGCCGATCACATTTCGAAGATCAGTCATGAAGTCCGGCGTCACGCATCGAGCCGGTACAAATTTCCACCGCAAGACTCCCGCCGGATCATGGGATCCGACGCGAGCGAATTTCGTCCAAGGAACGAAGGAATGGGTCGAGGAATGGGTCGATGACTCGATCAAGGTCGGAGATGTCGGCTGGCGTCGCGACAACGATATTCATCCGGTCGGCTTCAATGTGATGGCTACGCGTCAGATGCTCGCCGATGATTCGGTCAAGGTCGGCGGCTCAGCCGGTGACGATTGGTTCACCCACCACAACCGCCCCGAATTCGATCGCCGCGCAGGCCTGACAGTGCCGGTCGAATGCGAGGGCTGCGGAACGTCCGTGGTGATGAGCAGCTGGACGATCGAAGCTGACCTCAACGAATTCGGGCGCGCCCACTCCGGGTGCATCGGATCGAAAGTCATTGTTGGCAGAGCGGAGATACGCGAACATGGAGGAACAGATGGAACAGAGGATTTGCGCGGGCTGTGCAGTGATGGAGCCGTGGCAACACAGATGCTTCGGAGCGAAGGATTGCGACTGTCCGGAGTGTCGGGAAGCGGACCGGTTGTTCCCGACGTATCCCGACGAACTTCCGAATTGGAAATCGCCGGACGTGACGGGCTGAAGGTGCCGAGCCGGGACGGTAGACGCACCGATCCAGGCAACGGCGCACGCTTCACCAGCGACGAGGACCGCGCCACGAAGAACTCCGGCGGCTCCTGGTTCAACGTCGCGCACAACACGGAGAGCGGGAAGGGGCAGAATCCGGATGGGCGGAAGGTCACCGGCGATTGGTTCGGCGACTATGCGGCGATGAAAGAATCCGGCACGATCTCACCTGGACGAATGCATGGCAAAGGAAGTCAGGCCCGCAAAGCCGCATCGGCGCGGATCGCGAAGATACCGCTGGCTCTGGCGCGGCACATCGCGAGGGTCTACCACCCATGATCGCCGACTGCCCTGACTGCGGCCGGGTGGAGTTGTACCGCGGCAGGTGTCCGGTGTGCGGCGGGGAGTCGTGGGGTGTGCCAGGTGGGATTCCGGCGCGGTCGGCGAAGAAACTGCCGTTCCTGCAGCTCATCAAGGCCGTAAAGAAGCCGGCGGCGGTGCAGAGGTCGATCGCGGCGTTCTCGAGGTTCAGGAGGAGAGGGTGAGTCTCTTCCGAACCATCGTCGCGGATCCGCCGTGGCCGATCAAATGGACCGGAGGGGCGGCTCGGCGAACGAATGGCCGCAAGGTCGTCTATTGGAACTCGCGCTTCAAGACGAAGCTGCCGTACGAAACGATGTCGATCGACGCGATCTGCGCGCTGCCGGTTGGCGACATGGCCGATCGAGACGCTCACCTCTACCTCTGGATTCCCGACCAGTTCCTTATCGCTGGCGACGGAGCGCGGGTAGCTGCAGCGTGGGGCTTCAAGCCGATTCGCCTACTCGTCTGGAAGAAAACCGGGTTCGGTCTCGGCCGGTTCCCGCGCCCACAGCACGAGGCCGTGATCGTTTGCAAGCGTGGGAGCCTCCCGTTTCGCGTGGCAGACGTCGGTAGCGTCCAGACGTGGAAGATGCCCTACAAGCGCATCGTGACGGCCAGCGGGCGGCCTGGCGCGGCGCGCGATCACTCGCGGAAGCCGGAAGAACTACAGGATCTGGTCGAGCTAGCCAGCCACGGCCCCTACCTCGAGCTTTTCGCCCGTCGCGCCCGTCCCGGGTGGTCATCGTGGGGCGACCAGGTCGCGTCCGATGTGACGCTTCCCTTGCCGGATCAGCGCCTCTTCTGAGAAAAGAAAAGCCCCGGGTCGAGGCCGGGGCTCTTGCTGTAGCGAATCTCCCCAAGGTGTAGCGTTTTGCCCCATTGTGCGGAAAATCGCACAGTTGACTCGCCGACACTCGAGGTCGTAAGCTCGCCGACAGAATGACGATCCAAGCAAGGTCACTCCGGGGGATGTATCAGTTTGCTCCTCCGACGGAAACGAGAAGACCACCCGCGAAGGTGGCCTTTCGTCTTTCCGGAGCGCCGGTGGTTACGAGGTCAGCCGGCGCAACAAAAGCTCTCTGTCACGGGAGCGAAAAGCACTATAAAACATTTGCGTCGACCTCGCAAGTATCTACCCCGAGAGGCTGGGAGCTCGTACATCCGCGAGCCAATCGATTCCCGCAGAGTCGAGAGATAAGAGTTGCCGGGTATTTGAGGGACACGACTGACGGGGCCCGGCGGTCCTAGACCTGGAAGTGGGGTGGTGTTTGGGTAGCGTCCGGGGTTGCTCCAACCCCTCATCCTGGACGCTGTATAGACTCTGGAATATTTTGTGCTCGAAATCTTCCGCTTGCATGGCGCGTGAGGGTCGGTTACACTCCGCGCCATGTGGACATCGAAAGCAACGATTCCTCCGATCAAGATCAGGCTGGCCGCGTTGAAGGTTGCGTTAGCTGATGCTGCCGATGGGCGTGTCGGCCGTCTTCAACAACAGCTTGAAATCGCAGTGCACGATCTCGACACCCTCCTCGCCGCCTATTACGACCAGGTCCGCTACAACGCCACGGCGATCGAGATCATCCGCACCCTCAGCGACAACCCGGCAACCGAGAACGCGCGCTGCAGCGGCCGGACGGCGCGGTTGGCGCTTCGAGCCCTCATCGCTCTTTCGGCCGGCCATGACGTCGCGGTCGTCGGCCTGAACGTGCGGCATGCGCTCGAGATGAAGCTCAAGATCGAGCGGAACGCGATGAAGTGGCACATCCCCTACGACGGCGGCATGTACGCGCCGCGGGAGTCCAGGGGCGAGCGAGCGCCGATGGTGCGAGCCTTCACGCCCGACGAGGACCGCAGTGGCTTTCGCGGCGTCGTCCTGGTCGATCACGCAGTCATCGAACGAATGGAAGCGGTCGCCGGTGTGGGGCCGGTTGTAGAGGAGGTTGTCTGATGCACGTCATTGATGCAGCTCGGGTGATGCACGAAACGGTTCGCGGGTTCTATTTGCCGCAGGGCGCGCGGCATCCGACGATCACTGCCGCATGGGGGGACCTACCGCAGGACAAGCGCGACGAGGCCGTCTCGATTGCGCAGAAGGTCGTCGATGGTGACTTCAAATCGGCGGGCGACATCGACAACCTCCGCTTCGCCGTCGTCAGCGCCCTGCGCCCGTTCGTCGAAGAATGATTGAGCCGATTTTTTCCGTCGCCGCCGTGGAAAGTATTTCCGTGGGAATTCGGCCTTTCGAAGAGCTGGTCCGCGTTGATGCGCTTTTTCGGAAGTGGAACGAGCGCCGATGGTGGAGGTACTTTACGAAACCGCCACGCGAGACACCGCTCTCAATTCACGAGGTCATCGCAATGAAGCACAAAATCGCGTACGACTCAATGGAGCGAATGCTGAGGAGTGCGTTGTGATCGCCTTCAACCTCCGCCCCCTCCCGCGCATCCTCGCGCGCTTCGTAGGTCTCGGCCGCCGCCGGCCGTACAAGTTCGCCGCGGACGTGATCGCGCTATGGCACATCGAGACCTACGTCCCTGGCGAGGCGCTCATCCTGACCGAGAAGGGGCCGGTTCACCTCACCCTCGCGGCTCACGAGTCAGTCCGTAAGTTCTCGCTCCCGCGCACCGGCTGGACGGGGGTCTACCTCCAGAAGCAGCGCAACACCTGGACGTTGACGACGATCGCGTTCTGCTGCACGTTGACGCTGATGTGGTGCCACACGCCGAATGTCGAGAAAATCGAGCCGTGGGAAGTCGCCTCGGCAGCACAAGCGAAAGGAGGCAAGAGGATGCGGAACTAACACCACAAAACAGGTCTACTGAGGAGGAAACGCCGTCCGTGAAATCGGGCGGCGTTTTTGTTGTTGACTCCTGTTTCGTGCTCGGTTACACTTCGCGCCCATAGGAGGATTGTCATGGCCCAGAAACAAGACGAGATCCCCGGATTCGAACGACCGAAGATCAAGGCGATCGAGGATGCGGCGACGGCGCATCGTGATCTGGTCGAGAAACGGCTCAAACTTCAAGAGAAGGAAGAGGCGACTGCTGATGCCCTCCAGAAGATTCTCCACAAGTACGAAGATAAACTCGTCGACCGCGACAAGGACGGCAACCCCGGCTACGTCTACTACGATGGCGAGCAGCCGATGATCGCGACGCTCAAACGCTCCGAGGAAAAAGTGAGCGTTCGCAAGTACACGCCGCCGAAAGAAAAGGCCGAGAAGAAAGAGTAACGCTCAGCGGCGCGGCGAGTCGCCTGAACTCGCCCGCTGCGATCGACCGCGCAGTTGCTCACCGGATCTCGGCGGCCATGACACGCCTACTCTCTCCCGGTGACCTCGGACCCCTGCGCGGTCGTTCGGAGCGGTATGTCGGTAAACACGGCGCAGATAGGGTAGGCCGCCTGTAGGGCGCGGCTTGGTCGTTGATGAATGGTTCGAACCCTTACCTTCGACCTGACGCCTGAACGACCTCGGCAACCGCTCCACTGAGAGTTCAAAAAGGAGAACACCATGGAACAGCCAGTGAGAACGAAGTACGTTTGTCAAAATCCCGAATGCCAGGCCGAAGACTTCGACCGCGGCAACAACCTGCCGGCGCCGAAGATGCTGATCTGCTGGAACTGCAAGGCCGGCCGAGATCAGGGCTCCATCGGCATGCTTCCGGTGTCGACCGAACAGGCCGCATGATGCACAGCGCACCATGGAAGTCGTCCGATGGCACGCAGTACGTAACCATCAACCAAAGTGGAACCGTTCGCCGATTCGAGAATGGAGCGTTTCTGATTCGACCCGGGAAGGCGGCGCGGAAAGCCGCAAAACGCGCGAGGCAGAAAGCAAGAAAGGTGGCGCGCTGATGCTGACCCTCCTCTACTCGCGCGTCTCCACCGACAAGCAATCGGAGTCCGGGCTCGGGCTGGATGTGCAGCACAAGCGGAACATGTCACTCATCAAGTTGCTCGACGTACCGACGGACATCGAGCACTTCAGGGACGAAGGAGTCTCGGCCTCCGTTCCGTTCGAGCACCGTCCGGCTGGCAACGACCTGATGCTCAAGATCGGCGCGAGGTGGGACATCGGTCGCGTCAGTGACAGCAGCGAGGAGACGCGCCTAATCGCCTACTCCCTCGATCGCCTCTTCCGCGACGTCGACGACGGCCGCGCGATGCTCAAGTGGTTCGACGAGCGCGGCGTGCGCGTCTTCCTGTCCAACGAGGGCGGCAACGCGATCGACGCCTCCTCGGCGATGGGTCGGTTCCTCATCACGATCCGGCTCGCCCAGGGGGAGTTCGAGCGCGGGCTCACTGGCGAGCGGACGAAGGCGGCGCTGGGGGCGCTCAAGGCGCGCGGCGGTCGCGTCGGCGAGCCGCCGTACGGGTGGAAGACGACCTGTGTCAAGGCCAAGTTCGAGCACGATCCGGCGGAACAGATGGTCATCGCGTCGATCTTGGATTGGGATGGCGAAGGATGTTCGTCACGCGAGATCGCGCGCCGGCTGAACGACGTCATCGAAGTCAAAACCCGCGACGGAAAGCAGTGGTCCCACACCCAGATACTTAGAATCCTCGGCAGAGCCGGGAACGAAGGAGAATGATCGATGGCCAACCCTGATCTCGTGAACGGAATCGCGAAACTGTTGCTCGCCCCGGAGTGCATCGCGACCACTCGGACCATGCTGGAAGATCGGCTCAAGGACGCGATGGCGGCCGATAACGTCGTAGAGACCCTCGCCATCGGCCAGATGATCGCCGGGGTCGACAAACAGATCAAGCGGTACGCGGCGAAATGAAGGCGCTCTCCGAGCTGAGCCAACACGCCGGAGGCTACTGCGGCGAAGGTGCCACGCCAGGGTGTTTTGCGCGGATGCGACACTTGATCGAAGAGGTGACGTCTACCGTCTCGCGCATCAAAGAAAAGACGGAGCGATGCGAGTGCATTCCCGGAGTCTACGACTGCATCCTGCACGAGGCCGAATCCATCCTTCCTTGACCCCGCCCCCTTCCCTGCCCCACAATCCCGCCTGACTCTGCCGCAGAGGAGAGCGCGGTTGTGGCGGCAGGGTCAAAGGGAGGAGCGGGATGGCATTCACTTTCACGGGCACAGCGGCGGCCGGAACCTCGGCTGCAGCAGGAGCCATCGCCGGCGGGGTTACTCCCTGGTACCGCATCTCCGAGCGCTCCGAGAAGAGTTCCTTCCACCTCACCGGAGTCTTCGTCGCCACCATCCAACCTGAATACTCGAACGCGGCCACCTTCGACAAAGGGAACGACTTCGCTCCTGACGCCGCCACCTACTCTGCACCTACCCTCCGCGAGCTGCCCCTCGGAATCGCCGACTTCGTGAGATACCGCTGCACGGCGTTCACGAGTGGCACGCCGATGCTGAGCATGGCCAAGGCGCTCAATCCCTCGGGCGTTGCGGCCGTCATCCAAGAAGACACGAAGAAGACGCCGGCGCCGTCCAGCGTGGGGCCGAACAACTGATGACGGCCTCCGTGGGATCCCCGGCGCTCGAGGGCGCGACCAACCCTTTTGACGCGGCGTCCGGCAGTTCGTCTGTCGTCACCCCGTACGTCATGGCTCCCGCGCCGTCTGGCGGCGACGATCTCGCGGTCATCCAGGCGCTCATCACCGCCAACGCGCCGCTCGGTATCGTGACGATCCTCACTGACTCCGAGTACCTGCTTTCCGGCGAGCTCTCCGTTCCAGCTACTGCCCACGGCGAGATCCTTCGCGGTACGCCAGGCAAGTATGACGTCGCCCAAGGGACGCGCTTCAAGTTGACCGGTGCGGCGCGCTCTTGCCTCGCGACGACGAACTGCTACCGGGTGAAAATATCCGGAATCACCTTCAACGGGAACCGCCTCGGCGCGGCGGTCTTCCTGAACGGCTTCACCTGGGGCGCGTTCGAGGATTGCAACTTCATCAACGGCCTATTCGACGGCCTCCACCTCGGCCCGGACCCGAACCTAAACGACACGAACACTTTCACGCGCTGTTTCTTTGTCGGCTGCGGCACTCTGCGCGCCACGGCTGGCGTCATCGCCGGGTACACGACGGGCGTGCGTACGGTCATCGCCGGAACCTGTACGACCGTCGCGGGCAACGCCACCATCACTTTCGTCGGCGCCCCCGACCTGACCACGCTCGACATCCGCCGCGGCGAGAAGATGCGTGTCCACTTCACCGCACCGAACACGCCACAGGTCATTCAAATTGAGTCCGTCACCGCTAACACGATCACGGCGATGGTCAACGCCGACAACAAGCCGCAGGTCTCCGCTGCGGGTTTGGACTTCGCGATTGGCATTGGTGCCGGATATTTCGAGGAACGGGCGACGAACAACAACGTCAATCACTTTATCGATTGCGTCTCGCGTGGCAATCCGGTCGGCCTTCATTTCGATGGACTGTACGGCCCCATAGTCGACGGCGGTCAGATCGACTTCAACAGCCTCATAGCAATCTCCGTGTCTGCCGCAGACAACAACACGGCATTTATTGGAGCACAGTTCAACCACGTTTACACGGAGGCGAACACTGCTGGGCAGTACTTCCTCGGCCAATCTCAGGACATAGTCATCACTGCTCCGAACGGTGACGCCACTCCACTCTTCGCCAATCCGGCCCTCAACGTTTCGGACTGCACGATCATCCGCAAGGGCCGCGTCGAAACGATGAAGTTCGGGGCGGATCAGTCGCTCGTCATTCAGGTCACGCGCACGGGCGGCGTTCTTCAGCACCGTATGATCTCCGACCTCATCAACCAAAGCGGCTCGGCTGAGGCGGATAAGATCAACGGCGCGAGCAACGCCTACGCGAATACGCCGACGCTCGATCCTGGCAACGTCGCGTTTGTGAGCGGAGCCGGGATCTACGGCTTTGCGCTGGTGTTGGACACAGGTCCGCAAGGGGCCGTTCCCTTCGGTGCGGCTCCGGCATTCGAGGCGAATACCACCGGCGTTGCCGTACGCGCCTCCATCTCCGTGACGGAAGTCAACATCAACGGTGTGACGCAGAAGCGGACGACGCTGCGACTGATCGATGCTGCCGGAGCCGAGGCGGATTGGGCGGCGACAGTCGGCAACGGTACGACGCTGGCGGTTCGCGTCGACATGAGAATCAGGTAAGGAGGCAAACGATGTCGCAACGGGTTCAGAAGGCTGGCTGGCGTAGCAGAGGGTGGATGTCGTTCACGATCGCGAACAACGCGCATCTACTGCTCGGCGGCCCGAGCGCGACCGTGCCGACGAAGGCCAAGAGCGCGAACAAGGATGAGACAGACCCGGCGTGCTTTCTGGTGAACGGAATCCCGCAGAACGCCGACAAGTCGCGCTTCGCCGAAATCGGCTCGCAAGGGTTCACCGAGACGAATGGCCACGCGATCAAGCACGCCCTCATCGACATCATCAGCTCGGGGGCGACGATCACGCCGGCGGCGCGAACGATGACCGACACCTCGGCTCCGGACTCGACGCACGGTCAGTACGTCACAACCCCCGACACGCTCATTATCGAAGACGCGCGAGATGACATTTTCCGTTTCGACCTTATCAACGTCTCGGGCGGGAACATGGTCGTGGAAGTGAGGCCGTTCGAATGAGACGGCTCCTGCTGGTCGCGATCTTCTTGTCGGCCGCATCGGCATCAGCGCAGCCGCGCCCGCCCCTTACGCTACAGCAAGCTATCTCGCTCTTCGTACTGCGCGCGGGCGGGAGCACGATCGGCGGAACGACGACCGTCAACAACTTGACCATCAATGGCACCTGCATTGGTTGTACGACTGGAGCCGTTCTCGCCACGCGCACGATCTCTACGACGTCTCCTCTCGGCGGCGGTGGCGATCTTTCCGCTGATCGCACGCTGACCTGCACGACCTGCGCGACCTCCAGCAACAACCTTTCATTTTTCTCGGCCACATCATCCGCGCAACTCGCGACGCTTTTGAACGACGAAACAGGCTTCAGCTCGGGCGCACTCGCCGTGTTCAGTAAATCTCCGGTGATCGAGACCCCGACGATCGCCTCTTTCACGAACGCGACACACAATCATCAGAACGCGGCTGGCGGCGGAACGCTCGGCGATGCGGCGATCACGTTCACGGCTCCCGCACTTGGCGCTCCGACCGCAACGACAGTTCAGACTTCCGGCAACGTCGGTGTCGGTGCGGCGCCGTCCGCGGTGGCTGGGGAAATGTTGGTTGCTACGGACAACTTCAACGGCGCGACCATCATCCGCGCCTCGAACCCCGATGCAACGGATACTGGCTCGCTTGCGGCCCTCGAAGTTCTGGGCGGGGCAACAGTGCTTGGGAGGCTGCAAGCACACCAGGCCGGACGTACAGCTACCCGTCTTGGGGTAACACTTGCGAACTATGTCGAACTTTTTCAATCGACGGGAAATGGTTTGCTCATCGATACCACCGGCGCCAATCCTGTCATTGTAGGAACTGGCGGCTTACGCGCCATAACGATCAGCGGCTCAACACAGGCCGTCTCTCTTCGCGGCTCTCAAACGAACGACAGCGCGACGGCCGGGGACGTCGGGGAGTTGATTTCAGGAACGGTCGCTGCGAACACAACGTCGCTCTCGACCAACACTACCGCGAACGTCGGAACCAACACGAACATCACCCTGACCGCCGGAGATTGGGACTGCGATGGCGTCGTCAATTTCACCTTCGGAGCAACGACTTCGATCACGAACCTGACGGGCGGCGTCAGCACGACCACCGCAACGCTTCCGGCCCAGGACTCCTACTTCGACTACGAGACGAGTGCAATCGTGCCGACCGGCTCTGCTGTGGCGACGTGGGTTGTGCCGACCGTAAATATCAAGGTCGCGAACGCCACTACCACACCAGTCTTTCTAGTTTCGCAGGCGACCTTCACTGTTTCTACAATCAAGGTTGGCGGCACGATTCGCTGCCGGAGGATGAGGTAGAACAATGCCGCGCAAAAAAACCGTCGATCCCCGGCTCACGAAAGCTCTCGCCACCATCGAGGCGCAGAAGAACGCCAGCGCGGCGCAGCAGGCCGAGCTCGAACAGCTCCGCGGGATGGTGACCGCCGCCAAGCCGGGACGCCCCTTCCGCGCTCGCACCCTCTTTCATGGGCCGCTCGACGTGAAGCTCAAGGGCGTCGACGTCGCCGAGGATGAGGTCTGGATTGAGCAACGGGGCGAGATGCTGATGATCTTGGTCGGCAATGCCGCGCAAGCGGCCAAGTTCGGAATCAGGCGGACGATGGTTCAGCAGGAGACGCCTGAAGTCGTCCAGCAACTAGCCGCTCAGCCGCTGTTGCCGCCGCGCCCGCAAGTCGACCTGCAGGAGTTGGAATTGAAGCGCGTCGGCCTCGGCTCCCTCGACGCCGCCTCCCCTTTCGGCCCGCAGCTCGCCAACGTCTTCACCGATGACGGCCAGCCGGTAGTGAACGCCGCCGTAGCGCCGCAGGGTGATCCGCGCCGACCCGGGGGATGGCAGGACCGCACCGAGGCCGCTGTGATCGCGCGGGAGGCATACGGAGGCTACAACGGTTCCGGGCCGCGGCCGGCCGGATGGGTCGACCCGGATTCGCAGCCGAGCTGATGTCGGCAATCGAGCAGGAAGTCCAGCGCAAGATCATCTTCAAAGAGGACCGTCTCATCGTCCTTGACGGGTCGATCATCTGCCCGAGTCGCGCGGCGTGCGATCGCAAGGCCTACGAGCGCCAGGAGGTCTACATTCGGCGCCACTGCCGCGAACACCAGCTCGGGGAGTTCGAGGATCTCGAAGACGCCGAGCGCAACCTCTTCCTCAATTGCTTCTACTTCGCGCACAAGTACGGCACCGGCAATCTATCGATCGGGCCGGATCCATTCTGGGAACACCACGTCTTCATGGCCGATTGGAGTTTCCACCCGAACGACCTCGAGCAAGGCTTCGTTCGCGAGAAGCGGCGCTATCGGATGCCTGACTACGACGGCATGCACGTCGGACGCATCGAGAAGCGCTTCAAGAAGGTGCAGAAGCCCCGCGGTACGCAGAAGTCGTCCGTCGGCCGCGCGTACGTAACCTGGCGCCTCTTGCGCTCCTTCTACGTCGAGAACAACCCCTACTTCCGCGTGCTGGTGATCTCGGCGACCTCGAAGCTCGGGCGTACGCAGTGGTTCGGGCCGCTCAAAAAGCTCTGGTCGATCAATAAGCACCTGATTCGCCTCTTCGGCGCGTGGGAGTTCACTTGTGACCACTGCGGCGACGTCCAAGACGTTCCGCGCAAGCTCGTTGTGAACGTCGACCGCTGCCCGCGCTGCAACGAGGTTCTCGGCCGCCGCGTGCGGATGCGCAACGTCGGGCTCGTGACGAAGGGATCATTCGGGAAAGACAGCATTCAGATGCGGTGGACCGTTCACCCCGAGGATGACTTCTCCGGCATGGCGGTCGAGAATTTTCAGTTCGGCGGCGTCGACACCGAGCTCACCGGCCAGCGCTTCGATCTGGTCATGGCTGATGATCTGTCGACCTCGAAGAACTCCTACTCGTTCGATCTGCGCGAGGGCGTCAAGGACACATTCGCGGAAGTCACCCGGCAGCTCGACGACGGGCAGATGATCCTCTCCTGCACGCCGTACCACCTCGACGACCTGGCCAACGACATCGAGCGCAAGGAAGGCCCGTACTACGAGCAGTTCCACATCATGCGCCGCGCTGCGGCCTGGCTCGACGACAAGGGCGAGACGCAATACTACTGGCCGGTAAGCGCCGAGGGCGTCGAGAAGCTCTCCGAGCGAAAGTTGGCCGCCAAGAAGGCGATGACGGCCGATCGCAACTTCTCCTCGCAGTACATGGATCAGCCGGAAGACCCGACGCTCTCCAGCTTCAAGAGCGATTGGTTCGAGTTCGTCGAGCAGTCGGAAGTGCCGGCGCCGGTGCTCTGGGGGTACGGAGAGGATTACACCGAAGAGCAACTCAAGCGAATCAACGAGGAGCACGTCGTCGTCGACTCGTTCCTCTACGTCGACCCGGCCGGCCACGACCTGCAGAAGAAGCGCAATGATGACACCGCGCTCTTCGGCGGGAAGGTCTATCTCGGCATCGTCTACGTGATGGTCTTGGACTCGTTCAAGGGACCGGACTCGAAAGAGAAGGAGCGCATCTTCAACGCCGCGACACTCCTGCGCCCGCGGATCATCCGCTACTTCCGCAAGAACAACGACCGCGAGGGCGCGCTCGTCAACGGCTTCGCGAACTTCTGTAACGAGAAGTCGAGAGAGTTAACGGTCTCCCAGGCGAAGCCGGTGAACGTCTACCTGCCGATGTACTTCCAGCCCGAGTCGACGATCGTGTCCAAGCGCGACAAGATCGAGAAGACCGAGCCGCTCTGGCGCAACCGTCGGGTGAAGATCGTCCGCTGCGCCGGCGTGACCGAGGCCGAGCGCGTGAAGTGTCGCGAACAGTACGTCGGGCTCGGCATCACCACCCACGACGATTACCCCGACGCCGGAAGCGCGCTACAGGAAGACGTCGGGATCCCGACGATGTCGGTGGTCACCGCGGCCGCGCAGAGCGCCAGCACCTCGAGGGTGAACGAGAAGGGCAATATCGAGATCCCGATCGGCGACCTTCTGCGCGAGATGCGAAAGCGCCACGCCGCGCCGGAGCGACGGGATAAGTGGGCCTCCGGGGTCGCCGATCAGGAGACCTCGAAGGCGGATGTCGTAAACTCTGACATTCCCGAGCCAGAGGACTGGAGGGCTGCAAGGTGATCGAAGACGTCAAACAAGCGGCTCTCTACACGTGGGTAGGCGACTTCGTAACCCCTATCGGTAGGAAGTGGCGCCCGCGCATCGAGGCGGCTGAGGACTACCACAACGAGAACTCTGCCGACTGGCCGTACCTCCGCGACCTGTTCGTCAACATGCAGGCCAGGAAGGCGGCAACGTGGTCGCCGACGGTGGCGATGGCCTACTCGATCATCACCGCCGCGGCCTCTGATACCTACTTCAACAACCCCGAGAGCTGGATTCAGGCGAAGAGCGGCGACCCCGACGGCGACATTTCGAGGGCCTTCCGAGACATCGCCAACACAGCGCACCGCGACGCAGACACCGAAGGGATCATGCGTAAATGCTTGATCTGCGACGGGTTTGCGGGTTTCGGGGTTCATTGGGCCTACTTCGAGCAGGTGGAGGAAACGCCGACACCTGCTTTACAGCCTTCATTGGATGTAAAGCAAGAGTCTCAAAACGACGAAATCGGTCAAGTTAATGCGACGCAGGATGAGACAGAGCCGCCGGGCCAGCCGCCAGCCGCCGACGAAGCGGAACCCCCGATGCAGGTCGCAGCGCCCCCTCCTAACGTCATTGCACAGAAGGTTTGCGGCGACTTCTGCGAGCCGTGGGACTGGCGCTGTGACCCCGATGGCCGCGACTGGAAGCTGACCGATCACAAATACATCATCCGCAAGTACCGCAAGACGATCGCCGAGCTGATCGCGATGCCCTTCGCCAGCGAGAACGGCAAGGCCATGCTCTACACCTGGGGCAAGAGCCGGCGGCAGTCGAAGGAGCACTACTCGGACTCGAAGTGGGGATCGGACTCCTCCTCGATCGACAACGACATCGGCTACATGCCGGTTGACATGTGGGAAATCTGGGACCGCGTCTCGAAGATGACCATCCACATCCCCGTCGGCGCCGACTTCGACCTCGGCTCGCTCCCGTGGCCGCGGGCGTGGAGGTACGCGAACACCTTCCCGGCGACCTTCGTTGCGTTCAATTGGGAGCCAGGCGACAAGGCTCGGAAGCGCGGCTTCTATCCGATCCCCCTCCTCCGGCTCATCCGCGACCAACTGGAGAACATCAACGACCTCGAAGCGCTCTACATGGAGGCGGCGACGGCGTCCGTCATCAAATACCTGACGGTCAAAGGCCTACTCGACGATCCCGAGATCACGAACCTGACGAACAATCAGAGCCGGATCGTGGTGTCGATCGACATCATGAAGATCAAACAGTTCTTCCCGACCGCCGTCAACAACATCGGCGACATCGACCTCAAGCGCGTCTTCCATCAGCTCGAAGCGAACGACAAAGGGGCGTCGTTCGAATACGAGAAGGCGATCGAGCACGAGCTCCGGCAGATCGGGCGCATTGTCAGTTCCGGGCCACAGGACCGATACGGGCTCCCCGAGGCGCGCTCGGCAACGGAATCGGCCGGCCTCATCGACGCGATGAATAAGCGCGGACGCTCAAAGAGCGAGCTGGCCGCGAACATGTACGACCAGATCACCGAGAAATTCTTTCTCATCTTCAAGACGATGCAGACGCTCCCGATCGAATACCGCGCCTCGACGCCGGACTTCTCGGAAGGCGTCTGGCGGCAGTGGACAGACCTGGCTTCGGTGCGGACGCTCAGCCTCGCATTCGACCACAGGACCGGAACCTCGACGGCGCGTGACCCGCAGGCTGAGACCGCGGCGCGGAACGCTTTCGGGCAGATGGTGCTCCCGATCTACGCGCAGGCCCAGCAGTTCGACAAGGTCGACGAGATCGTGAAGTGGATGGCTGAACCTCAGAACTTCAGAAACCTCAACATCTTCCAGTCGCAGTCAAAACAGATCGCGATGCAGCTCGCTTACATGACGGCGCTTCTGAAGGTGAACCCGATGCTGGCGGCCGACCCGGACTTCGCGGACAAGAAGGCGGATCTTGCCTCGCAGCTCGCGCTCTCGCTTCTCTCGCCGACGGACCAGCAGGCAGTGGCTCAGCAGGTCAATAAGGCCGTGGAGTCTGGCGAGGCGATGCAGGGCGGCGGTGGACAAGGGGGCGGCGGACAGCAGCGAGGTCAAGGCCCGTCTCCCGGCTCGCTCCCGACGCAAGATACTCCCGGCCAGGCGGCGTTCGGCGCGTCGCAGGCTGGAGGCGGCGGAGTGCCATCGGCGGCGGCGGGGATGACAGGCGGCCGGTAAGAGGTTACAATCCGCGCCATGTTGATTCTCGTGTTGGTTCTTTTGATATTCAATTTGGCCTTGACCGCATTCTGCCTTAACCGGATCGACAAGCATACCGACGAGCACCACGCCGAGCAGTCCGCTCATTACGCCGTCGTCATTTCGCTCCAGAATTTGCTCGTGTCTTTGAGTGAATACGTCAGAGAGCTGAGCGGCACGGAAACTCGCTCACTGGAAGAGATGAAGTGGCTTCTCCGCGAAATCCGCAAGGACAAGGATTGCGCATCCGAAGTCCTTCATTCGATCAAGGGGCTGCGAACGGACATCACGAACTGGCGCAGCGCCGAAGACGAGGAAGCGCCATGATCGACCTCGACGCGATCCGGGCGCGGAATGAGACGCGCAAGAGCGGTTGGTGCTACGACTGCAAGCATGCGCACAACGACAGTGATCCGAAGGCCGATATCGACGCCCTCCTCGCCGAGGTCGAGAGGCTACGGATCGTCGCGTTCCGCGATCCGATGAAAGTCGAAAGGCGTATCGCGGAACGCCAATCCCGGAATCGATGCAAGCAAGGCCACGATCACACCTACAGCGCGCCCGGACCTATGTGCAAATGACCGTCATCGTCAAAGTCCGCGGCGCAGTCGGCGCAGCCACCTCGCGCGAGTTCTACTGCGAGCCCTGCAAGGCGTGGTTCACCGCGTGGACCAGCATGAATGCCGAGGGCGAGATCGCCAAGCGCACGCACTCCTGCGGAGCACTTTGTGAGACAAAGATCAAACCCGGAAGCCGCATCGCTTTCCGCTCCTCCGAGGTCGTTCCGCGCGATCGACGGAGGGTCATCCAGCGGTATCTTTCGCTGAACGACGAGCAGATCCAGCACGTCAGGAACGACGACATCGATCGCTACTTCAAAGCGCACGGACTTGTCGAAGTCGATTCTTCGTGGGATGATGCGCGAAATGGCGGGAAGCGGGAGCGCGGCGAACTCGTCGATCTTCCGCCCGAAACCGACGACCCGAATGCAGTCCGCGAGTGGAACGCGAAAAAGCATGGACATGACGCGGTGCAGCGAGACCAGGAGCGAACCAGGGCGAGTTTCGAAGCTCTCGCTAGAGGTGATGAACCGCCTCATCTCCCAGTTGCCGACGGAGTCGATGTCCACTCCACCCCGCACGTTATTGACGTCGAGCGCACCATCGAAGCAGTCAAATCGCAGCCGGTCGTTGATCCTCAGCGGCGGCGCGAGCTTCAGGGTCGGATCGTTGCCTAACATGCCGATATACAACAGGGGGCGACACAGATCGCTACGGGCCGTCCACGCGGTCGACAACCCCGCTCATGTGAAACGAGCGAGCTACCCATCCCGTAGTACGAGCCCGAGTGTGGGCGAAGGAGTTGGGCGCGAACGGCGTTCGTGGGGCGCGGCCGGAGCCAGATCCGGCCATGGAACTTCCGAATGAGTGTAATTCCAGATCCAGTCGCACCCGCAGCACCGGCAGGGACGCCAGCGCCTCCCCCGGCAGCTCCGCGTAGTGTGGCTGATATCGTGAAATCCGACCCGCAAGGCTTCGCAGCCGCGACGGGTCAAGGGTCCGGGGGCACCGCAGAGCCCCCCGCCGCACCCGCAGCGAAACCCGACGCCACAGCCTCGGGAGCCGCAGCCAAGGGCGAGCCGCCAGTCGAAGCGAAACCAGCAGTCCAGACAGCGCCCGCGCCGGCCGCGAAGCCTCCGTACACAGCGGAGGAATTCGCCGCCTTCGATGGGAACTACCACGACCGCAATTTCGATTGGGACAGATGGCCAGCGGAACTCCAAGACGCAAAGGTGTTCGCGAAGAAGGTCGCATCGGGCTACGGCACGCGCCACGCTCAGTTGCAGGCCGAGCGCGCGACATTCGAAGCTGAGAGAGCGAAACCGGCCACGGTTCAACCTGCCCCAGCAACAGAGAGATCAGCAAGCCTCGACACGCCGGAAGCGAAAACGGCCGCGCTCGAAGAGTTTCTAAACCCCGACACGTGGGCCAGCGGTATGCGAAAGCTACTCGGCAGCGACGAAGGGAAGCAGATTCTTTCCGACCTCGGCTACGCGGACCCGACCGAGCGAGGCGTTGTCAGCGAGCTTGTAAAGGAGCGCACGATTTCGACGGCGGTCGCAGCGATTGCGGATGGTGAAGGCGCGCCGTTCCCTCAGTACCTCGCGGATGAGAAGTACCGCGATGAGGTGAACGCGTACGTCCGGAACGATCCGTTCTTGCGGGCCAAGGTCGACAGTCGCGACGTGAACGACGTGACGTATGCCTTCGCAGCAGCGAACGGTGTCATCACGGCGCGGCGTTACGCGCAACTCGAAGGAACGCTGGCGACTCGGGAACAGGCGCTCGCCGCACGTGAAGCGGCGGTCGTAGCCGGTGAAGCAACGCTCAAAGCTCAGATCGAATCGACGAACCGGCAGGAGCCGGCCTCGCCAGCGGTCAACGGCCAGAGCGGTAACGGCTTCATCAAGCGGCCAGCGATGACGACGCGCGAGCTCGTCGCCGCAGCCGGCCCGATCCCGGTTCAGTAGTAGTACCTCTCTCTGTCGAAGTAGCTGTGCCGCTGGGGCGTGACGTGCGGAGGATGCAGCAGCATGACTGCTATCTCAACGCTCACCCAGAATTGGGACTCGTACACGATCGCCATCATGGCGGAACGAGCGCCCACACTGGCAAAGCAAACAATCGACGACAACCCTCTGCTCGAGGCGGCGACCCAGCGCGAGATTTCCAGCGCCATGGGCCTTCGAATCGAGCGTCCCCTCGAAATCGGCCGCAATCCGAACGCTGGCTATTTGCAGTCGTTCGATGCGATGGTCGAGATCGTCCCCACCGAAGTTGCCGCGATGGCTGTCTACAAACCGTCGCTCCTCGCTTGCCCGATCCGTTTCAACGCGGGTGAGAAGAAGATCAACGACTCCAACAAATACGCCGACCTGATCGATCTTCGGATGAACCAGGCGCGGCGCACGCTCGCCGAGATCCTCAACCAGGCACTCTACGGCGTCGGCGCGAACCTCAAGACGATCGGACTCGGGGCGTACATCCCAACGACGGTCGGCTCGAACACCGTCGGCACCATCAACGAAGCGAACGCTCCTTTCTGGCGCTCGCAGGTCCGCACCGGCGCCGGCTCGTTCGCCGCGAACGGTCACAACGGCACGGCGAACGACTACATGCTCGACATGTGGATCACCTGCAGCAGCTCGGGCAACGGGACCAAGGGCGCCCCCTCGAAGCTGATCGCCGACCCGCTCTTCTACCAGTATTACTCGGCCTCGGAAGGCCAGCGCACGCGCATCCTCAAGGGTGACGACTTCGGCGAGCTTTACAAGGGCGCCATGACGTACCGCGGCGTGCCGATCCTTTTCGACAAGGTCGCGGACCCGAACACCGTTTGGTACTCCCACGATGACGCCTTCTCCTGGTACGCAGCCCCCGGCTTCA